ATGATTGATGAAGATGTATTGAAGATAGTCCTTAATGATAAGACTTTTGGTCAACGTGAGGCTGCTGATATAGTTGGAGGTAGATCTCGTCTGTTTCGTTTGGTTGGTTCTGGGGCGATACGAGCCGAAAAGAAACCTGCCAATCGTCAAAATGGAAGATGGTATTGTAATGCTTATGATGTAGTGAAGTACGCTTCTTTAAAATCCTGATTATCAAATTGTTATATCATGTTAATGACAAGTATTTTCAAAGTATAATTTTTGGGTAAAAGTCAAAAATAAAGTAGTTTTACATCATAATAAAAAGATAATCAATAAGTTATGAAAAGAACACCAATTTTAACTATTTGGGCTTTATCATTGATTATGGTAATATTACTTGCCAATCCTGATAATGTTTGGTTTTGGATTTCATTTTTTATTTTTTCTTGTTCTTCAATATATATAGAGAAGCACAGTAAAAGATTAGAACATGAAGATGAATAAAAAACGTCCGTATGTAATTCAATCAATTACATTGTTGACATATAATGGTAGTAAGATTCCTGTTTCAGTTGTAGAGGAAAGAATTATAGACATTCCGATTAGGATTATTAAGGAAAAGGTACTTGACGCTTTTTCTTCAATGAAGGATAATCCGGTAGATGTAATACTAAAAGTAAAATATGTATAACTAAATGCACATAAGAGCAATGAAAACAAAAGAAGAACTGTTGGCTATGAGTCACGAAGAACTTGCCAATTATACTGTTGAAGTTCAATTTAAAGCATCCATGTATGATGCCGTGGAACAGAAAAATTCAAGAATGAAAGAATTGTTGGCTGCTGTAGGCATTGTTTATGAAACCTATAAAAGAGAACAGAATGTATGATGAACTATATCAATTGGAAGAAGAACTGAAAAAAGTTGAATCATGTAAACTTGAATATCTTCCTGAATACGGGTATTCGTCTAAGGAAGAAATTATTCAGCTTATCAAGGAAGACATATCCGATGTTAAAGGACAGATTGATCAGAATTTAAAATTACACATTTCAAAGCTTTCGTCAGGATATACTGATAAAATCTTAGAAGAAGAAAGAACCAGCCTTTGCTTAACGCAGGGGTTATCAAGATATTGTTAAACTTTTAAATATTAGAGCAATGGAAGAAAATAATCAAGTTACAGAATTACAGATTATTCAGGCCAAACAAGCGGCTGAGTTTGCAATGACACCAGTAGGACAAACCGTGAAACAGTTTGAGGTCATGCAGCGCATGGCTAAGATGTACACTGAAAGTACAATTGTTCCTGAAGCTTATAAAGGGAATACAGGAAATTGTGTGATTGCGCTTGATATGGCAATGAGAATGAATGCTAATCCGTTAATGATAATGCAGAATCTCTACGTTGTCAAGGGAAACCCGTCATGGTCAAGCAAGTTCCTTATCGCTACCATTAATATGAGTGGCAGATATACTTCACTCAGATATCGGAAAAGAACGCTGGGGAAGGTTGGTAAAGTAAAATACAATGAAACAGTGTGGGATGCCACAAACAGACGCAATACAATCGTTGTAAAAGAGTTTGACGGTACTGATGTGGATAATATTGAATGTATTGCTTATGCCACTGAACTTTCTACTAAAGAAGTTCTTGAATCAGATCCGATAACTATTGAAATGGCAATAAAAGAAGGGTGGTATACAAAGTCTGGGAGCAAATGGGTTACAATGCCAAATCTGATGCTTACTTATCGTGCGGCTGCTTTCTGGCAACGCGCCTATTGTCCTGAAATATCAATGGGATTCTTAACCAAGGAAGAAGTTGAAGATATTCAGGATGCAGAATATGAGGAAATTATTGATAAATCAGCAAAAGCTAATAAACTTGCCGAAATCGCAGCAAAAGCCGCAGGAGTTGAAGAACAACCAAAAGCAGAACAGCCGGTAAATCAGCCCCAAACTAAAGCAAATGATAAACCTATTCAAAAAACGTTGTTATGATAGAAAATGCAGAACAAAGGTCACTTGACTGGTTTAGATGTCGCCTTGGTAACATTACTGGTAGTAGTATCGGCTTGCTTATGAAAAGTGGCAGAAGTGACATGTTCAGCGATACTGCCAAGAATTACATTTTCCAAGTTGCGGCAGAAAGAGCTATGAATCCTGAGATTGTAAACGATGATATTGCATTTGCCGAGTATTTGTCTGCTGTTAATGTAGAGAGCAAAGCAATGAGATTCGGAACAGAACAGGAAGCAAGCGCACGTGATTTGTATTCAAGGTTAACAGGAAGGCATATTGTAGAAGTGGGGTCGTGTAAACACCCCAATATCCCCAACTTTGCCAGTAGTCCTGACGGGTTCTTTTATGATGAAGAATCTGGGGAGCGTGGATGTATTGAGATAAAATGTCCGTCTCAGAACACATTTATGAAATATAAGAGTGAAGTTTATGACAATGATTCGCTCCTCAAAGTCAAGTATGAATACTTCTATCAGTGTATGGCTCACATGATGTGCTGTAATGCAATCTGGACGGATTTTGTTGCTTACAATCCTTTCCAAAAAGATCCTATTCACATCGTCCGTATACTACCAGATGAAAAGTTTTTTGCAGAAATGGAGAAACGCATTCGTATGGCAGACGATATTATTAACCAAATAGCCGATATAGAGCAATGAACACACAATTAGCAATTCAAGAAAGCGACCTAGAACTGGTCGTGAGTGAAAAGACGTTAGGTAGTCTTACTACCAACGCAAAGCAAATCAGAGATATGGTAAAAGCCGCTTTGCCAATGTATGATATCTCCAATTATAACGATGAGAATATCGATCAGGCAAAGAAAGACAAGGCAGCTTTAAACAAGGCGGCGAAAGCCCTCAATGCCAAACGTCTTGAAATTGAGAAAGAATTCATGAAACCTTTCGGGGAGTTCAAGGACGTTGTAACCGAAACCGTGAAACTTATCGGCGAGTGCTCTGCCAAGATTGACACGGTAGTCAAGCAAAACGAACAGCAATACAAGGATAGGAAGAAAGCCACTATCAAGACTTACTTTGATGGATTGAATGTTAACCTTGTAGACTTCAATAAGGTTTTCAAGTCTGAGTGGCTCAACAAATCCGCAAGCATGAAGTCTGTATGCAACGAAATTGATTCCATATTCTCCAAAGTCGAAAACGAACTTTCCACGCTGAAGGGGTTTGGTGAGGATTTCGATGTCCTTCGTACTTATTATATGGATACGCTCAACATCACATCCACCATTCAGTATGCCAACCGTCTGAAGGAGCAGCGTGAGCGTGCCAAGGCAGCAGAAGAGGCGCGCATCAAGGCTGAGCGGGAAAGAAAGGCTGCTGAAGAAGCCCGTAAAGCTGCTGAAATAGAACAAGCCAAATCCCGTCCGATCAATCCGTTTGCCATGGCAGGACAAAAAGCCAACGAACAGCCTCCTTTTATTAATCATCCCGAAGTACAACAGCCTGAGCTGTTAACGAGAGCTTTCAAAGTCACCACCACTCGTGAGAATATCATTGCCTTGGGTGACTTCATGAATGAACACAGCATTGACTTTGACAAGATAGAACTTTAATTTATACTAAGTTATGAATTATAGCATAAAATTGAATTTACTAAAATTTAAAAACTCCTGCGTTGTAACTGTAAAAGGTGCAACAGCTACAAAAAGAGGTGTTTTCATACCTATTGAAGACAATAACATCTTCATATCGGCAGATGATAACCTGAAAGCCAAAGGCGCGTATATTGACTCCACTGCTTGGGAAAACCAGTCTCCCGGTAAATATGGTGACACGCACAGCATACGACAGTCGCTTGACAAAGAAGTTCGCGAACGTATGACAGAGGACGATCTAAAAGCTGTTCCGTATATAGGTAACATGAAGCCTTATGAGGTTCAGAACACTTCTTCGTCTGTAAATGCACCCACCGCACAAGTGGATGAAAATTTGGACGATTTGCCATTTTGATGTTATGTGGTTATGTAAATCCGATATACTTCAGTAATGGAGATTGAAATTGAACAAAACAAATTTCATATCTAAAACAATGATTATACGAATTAGTGCCTTTATCATTATGGCAATATCTTTCTTGATATTGTTTTATAAGAATGACAGTGATAATTATATGGCTATCCTGTTACAAATAATAGTATGGCTGATGTTGATATATGCTGAACTTTGCGATATAGAATCGCTCCTTTAGGTTATTATCATGAAACTTACTTTGACAAAACAAGAAGTGCTTCTCATCCAGTTACTTCTTCATATTTATAAAAACGAGTTGCCCGATGACGGAACAGAGAAGCATGGACGTTTTGTCGGGAAGCTGTACAAGAAAATCAAAAGACAAGTTATTAATCAATTAAAGCAATAAAATTATGGAATCGAATATTTCGCGCGATCATATTGCGCTTGAAGCAATGAAGTGCATAATGATGGGAGCAAAACGCAGAAGAACTTTATGGAATAGAATTGTAACATTGTTTTTCCCATCCAAAGAAGTTAGTATTACAAACTACAACTCTGAAAAACAGGCTAAAGCAGCTTATCAGATAGCTGATGCAATGATTAAGGAACGTAATAAGACAAAGGAGGAATGATTATGATGCACACATGGTTTGAGGTAAAGATTAGATACGAAAAAGTAATGGAAAACGGCATGAACAAAAAAGTAACGGAACCCTATTTATTTGATTCTTTATCTTTTACAGAAAGCGAAGGAAGATGTATTGAGGAAATGACACCGTTTATCAGCGGTGAGTTTACTGTTTCTGACATAAAACGTGCCAACTATTCTGAGATATTTTTCTCAGATGAAGAATCGGCTGACAGGTATTTTAAATGCAAGTTATACTTTATCACATTGGATGAAAAAACTGGTGCGGAAAAGAAAACATCCACAAACATTCTTGTTCAAGCAGCCGACTTGAGAGATGCAGTCAAGAAACTGGATAAAGGAATGAAAGGCACAATGGCAGACTACGTGATTGCTTCGGTAGCGGAAACTGCTATTATGGATGTTTATCCATACGAAGCGAAAGATAAATCTGAGTTCCCTAATGCTTAAAAATTAACTGATATGGAAGAGTTTATTTCAGATTGGTTCATTCCTATGGATTTCGGTAATGATATGCCGGACGAAGATCCTAACGGTGAGGATAATTTCAATTTTGAATGAATATGGAAAAGAAATTTGAGCTAACAGATAACTTTATAATCAATGCTTTTGGAGTGAAGTTATTCCAAATCAAGTGTACAAAGTCTTTCAAATATGCCAAGGAAGGTGATTTGGGAGGATATGTTGAGAAAGATGAGAACTTAGACCAAGAAAGCGATGCTTGGGTGTCCGGCAATGCTGAGGTGTCCGGCGATGCTTGGGTGTCCGGCGATGCTCGAGTGTCCGGCGATGCTTGGGTGTCCGGCTATGCTCGGGTGTACGGCTATGCTGAGGTGGCCGGCAATGCTCGGGTGGCCGGCAATGCTCGGGTGGCCGGCAATGCTTGGGTGTCCGGCAATGCTCGGGTGTACGGCTATGCTGAGATAGACAACAATAATAAACATTGCGGATTTGACTGTTTCGGTTCTGCCAACCGCCACACCCTGCCTACCTGACAAAAGAAAACAAAGTGGAAATAACATGCGGATGCTTCCGTGGGAGTATTGAAGAGTTTGAAAAGAGAGTGGAAGAAACCCATTCGGGCACAATCTATGAGAAGCAGTATAAAGCCATCATCGATGTTATCAAAATTAAATTTGGGTTGACTGATTTGATATAGATTCATTTGCTTATAAACTTTATGCCTGCTCGGTCTGTGAAGATAGAGTTGGCGAACATGGGATAAAATGGTCATAGGGTGCTAAGACTAATGAATGGAAATTTCAAGTGTACATAGAAATGGAAGTCATCAAGACCGTAGCTGAGAGTAATACATTTGTTGAGTAGTTTAAAGATCGTAGGATAGCCAATCTACGGACGAAAGCGAGAAATCAGACGATACTTGTGTAGGTTCGACTCCTGCTTATCCCTCATAAATGTGAGCCACACATAAATGGCAAGGGTTAGTAAAGAATGGTTGTGCCCCGGAGAATACGCTTCGGGGCTTTAATTAAAAGAATAACATGGAAACAAAAGAAATTACTAAGACTGTTTACATCGCATATGATGGGGAGGAGTTTCTTTCAAAAGAGGATTGTGAAAAATATGAGAATTTTGCAAAAAAAATACTTTCACGTATTAAATATTTCTGTATCAGATGTAATCCGGATTTGACAGAAACAGGGAATTTTACACATAAGATATATGTAGCAGTATTCTCCAAACATTACTTTTATAGAGATATTGCTTTTGAGTGGGCATTACGTAAATTCGGTTATTTAGGAGTAAGTGTACAAGGATATGGCTTTCAGACACATTTTTGTGTAAGTGAAGTTTCTAAAGAAGAATATGAAAAGTGTCCACCCACCGAATGGGGAGGATCAAATTTAAAAAGTGATAAGATATTCCTCAGCCCTATATTGGTAGAAGGATTTCCTGAAAACATTGACTACATGAAAGAATTGGGATTTAAATAATGCCGTACTACATAAACAAATAATAATTATGACATACGAAGAGATGAAATCCAAGGCTTGTGTGGCAAGCAGCCGTAGTAAGCCCAAAAATGAAGAGCATAAAATACAATGTTCTTGTGTTAGATATTTCCGTTTAAAATATCCCCATCTCAGAAATATGCTGTTTGCTGTTCCTAATGCGGCAAGACGTTCTGCAAGGAACGGAGCTTATATGAAAGATGAAGGTATGCTTCCCGGAGTCGCAGACCTGATACTTCTTAAGAGCAATCGTTTCTATGGAGCTTTGTGTGTGGAAATGAAAAAGCCGGGAGAATACCAAAGACCGGTCCAAAAAGAATGGCAAAAGGAATGTGAGGCAAATGGTAACAAATACATCGTTGTTCGGTCATTAGACGAGTTTATTAAAGTGGTGGATAATTATTTGAAAGACATATAATGTATGCTTGATTTTAAATAAATCGCTCTTTGACATTTTGTTTTCAGCTTGTAGAATAATGATGTAAATGTTTTTGGCACTTACGCTTTTTATGTATCATCAAGATACGGAAAACTGTGAAGTTATGCTGTATCTTCGTAAGAGGGGTGTATTTGCACCTCTCTTTTTTTTCTTAAAAATGGCTCTCTAAGTGTCACTTTTGAAAATTATCCGTATATTTGCAGTGCATTGGGTTGTACTTATTAAATTTAGAATTAATCAGAGGATTAAGATATAGAAAGCTGTGTAGGCCACAACCCCCTGCATGGCTTTCGCCTTTTATCTCCGCATGAAGAAGTGCGGTACGTCCTCGAACGAAAAGACTTTATTATGGACAATATTCAGATTTTCAAGAATGAATCGTTCGGTGAAGTTCGTGTAGCCGGAACAAGTGATAAACCTTTATTTTGTCTAGCGGATGTTTGCAAGATACTCGATCTGCAAATTACATCCACTAAGAATAGACTGAAACCGGATGGGGTTAGTTTGATTAAGGTCATAGATTCGCTTGGTAGAACTCAAGAAGCTATTTTTGTAAGTGAATCTAACCTATACAAAGCTATTATGCGTTCAGACAAGCCACAAGCAGAACCTTTTCAAGATTGGGTATGTGGAGAAGTTCTTCCTTCTATCCGAAAGCATGGTATCTATGCTACCGATAACGTTATAGACCAGATACTGAATAATCCGGATTTTGGTATTGAACTTCTCACTAAGCTAAAAGAAGAACGGTCTGCACGTATTGAAGCCGAAAAACAGGTTGCTGTTCTTACCCATGTAAATAAGACCTATACATGTACGGAAGTTGCTAAAGAATTGGGGCTTAAATCGGCAATTGAACTCAATAACCGTTTAAAAGAACTTGGTGTGCAGTACAAGGTTAATCAGACATGGGTTCCATATACCAAATACGCAACCCTTGGCTGGTTTGATATAAAGCAAGAGGTTGCTGACAATGGCCATATTATCTACCATAGAAAGATTACCGGAATTGGCAGGCAAGGTATCATTAATCTTATTAATTCTTAGTTGATATAATAAAGGGGTGCATTCGCATCCCTTATATTCATCTATACATTACGGTACAGCTTATAAATAAGGCTATAACAGACACGATAATAGAAAGTATCCATACGGTCATTTCTAATGCATTTAGACTCAAAATTCTTCTTTTACGTAATTGAAAGGACCATAAATTATGCGGACGGAATATTCAAATCCAGCATTTTGGGCTAATTCTTCGTCATAATTTATAATGTCTATATGAACAGCACCAGTATAATTCCCTTCTAAAAATGATTTCCAACTACCGTTCCATAATGGGGATACACCTCCAACATATAAGTTGAATCCGTTATCATCTGTAAAAGAAGATAAATTGTATTTTTTAGATAAAAGAGCTCTCATTTCGTCTTGTTTGTCAATGGCTTCTTTTTTCGTTTTTGCATTTAGGATAAATATGCAAGCATTAAAATAGCTATTAATACCGTCTGATTGAAAAAGGAAATATACAGAGTTAAAATCTACACCTGCATATTTTATGTTTTTAAAGACTATGTGCTTATTGTCAGAAAGATAGTCTTCTTCCCCATATTTGTTTCTTAATACAGGTAGGGCTTTTTCTCTGGAAATTCCAAAAGGTATTCCGCCAATAGCTGTTATTTGCTCTTTTTTTAAATTGGCTTCCACAATAGAATCAACAACAACCTGTGAAGAATCCATGTTTATATTAAGTGAGTCTTTAGATGTCAAATTGCTATATTCTTGCGCACTTGCAAAGACTGGTACAATAAACATTAATATGATTAGGATCTCTTTCATACTATTTGGTTTTAAGTTCAACATTCACGCTAACTGGGAACTCGTTTCCGCAATGTGGGCATTTGATAGAATGAACGTTTGAGGGAAGCTGCACTTCTTCCGGGGACGCGAATAGCTGCCACATGGGGACGTTGATGGCTTCTGCTATTTTGGTTAATACCTTTATAGAAGGGTTGCCTGATATATGCTGGTTAAGCCCACTTAGGGTTATACCCATTTTCTTAGCTACATCTTGTGTAGTCATTCCTTGTTGTTCTATGGCTTCTCTGATTCTCATATAATTAATGATTAATATTTATAGCAAAGGTAGTAATATTCCCTGTGCAACAAGTTATAGCTTTCATAAATAAAGTTAAAGATAAGATTTCCCTTGTTGTTTTACTTGGTAAAACAAGCTATAACTTGTATCTTTACATCAAATAAAAGAACTAATAACAATTAACTCCTAAATATATGAAACGTTACAATTTATCAGACATAATGAAGAGAGCGCATTACATTTTCAATCATACCTTCAATGCTACATTTAGTTACTGCCTTAAAAAAGCATGGGCTGAAGCTAAGGAAGCAGCAAAGATTAATGAAGAAAACGCCAAGCGTGCAGCCGAATACAAATCGAAGTACGGCAATCGTGACTATAGAAACTACCGTTCCTATTACGGTTCACGCATGGGACGTAATGATTGGAACCGTGATTATCGTAACGATATAAGAACAGCGATAAACCGTTCCGCATCCGTTTGTAACATGAAGTTTTAATTAAGGTTTTACGCTTGTAATATATTGACAATCAATAAGTTAAATAAAGTACAAGTGGATTTATTTTAATATTTATTTCTTGGTCAACTTGTCAATATTTACTAGTTTTACACTGTAAAAAAAAAGATACTTACAACATTAAAATTTAAGAGCAATGGATCATATTTTGAATTCAACCGTTGAAATGAGCCAGGCAGAATTGATTCTTCAACTGGCCAAAACCAATGTGGAACAGGAAAACAGGCTAAAATCTACAGAACTAAGGTTAGGCGCGCTAGAAGATGAGGTTAAAAAACTTTCCCGAAAAGCTATTGGTGAATATGGGTGTTCCACTATGTCTGCATACGTGCAGAGGCATAAGCTCCCCATTTATGTAAGTGACATTTCGAAGCTCGGCAATGACGCTACACGTCTGTGTAGGAAAAGGGGGTATCCGGTAAATAAGGTGAACATAGACCGTTTCGGTGTTGTGAACGTTTATCCGGACTTCATATTACAAGAGCTTCTTGATGATTACATAAGAACTACACATCGTCTTAATGGAGCTATAATGAAACCAATATAAACTCATACAATGAAATACAAGGTCTCAAAAAAGGGTTCAAATGTTGTTTTCAAGTTTGAAACTTATAAGCAAGCAGCCGATTTCTGCTATATGTATGTAATGGCAGAGCAGGTGAAAGGAAATAAGTTCCCGGAACTTTCAATAAACAAGGTTAGGGAATAGAATTTAAGAGCAATGGAAGCACGTGGAAGTGTCCTGCCCTAAGTAATTATTAGGGCAGGTTTTGTAAGAAATATTTTGCCACATATAAAACGCGTAAGTGCCGTATGGGGGTTAACCAACGTTCTCATTTATGACGCCCTACCGTCAATTCGGGCGGTAGGTTTAGAGTAATTATCACAGTAAAAACACATCGTTATGAAGATAGAGATAGATTATAATCATTACATGGCAATGCTGAAGGCATTTACGGAATATGCCCAATGCAAAGCAGAATGTTATCGCTTGCAAGCTGAAAACGAAAATTTAAAGCATAAGGTATCAGAACTGAAATCTTGTGGCTCTCATATAGATGAATACGAGGCAGAGAAAGACAATCTGTTTTTTCTTGACTTCTATATGAATTGAGCATTAGATAACTGGTTCTAAGCGTATATTGTGATTTAAAATAATAACTTAATTTATAATTATCATGGAAATAAATTGTAAATACTGCCCTAAAAATGACGGAATGGGCTCGTGTAAGATAGATGATTGTCCTCTACTTCCTATCATACAGGAAATAGAAGAGATGCAGTCTTTTCTTGAAATAACAGCCAGTGATAACCCGAAAGAATTGGTAGATCGTCTGACAGATATAAATGTCTACCTTGCAAGAAGTGGGAAACTTTTGGCGGATGCAAAGGCATATCAAGACCAAGTGACAGCAAACGTATATTCTCAACACATGGAATTCTTGTCACGAGTTCCGGCAACTGTTGCAATTAAGTTCGTTGCAGCTCAAAGTGTGACTGCTAATCAGTTGGTCGTATGGCTAGATCGCATAAATCGAACTCTTGTTCACGCTGGAGACAACATACGTACTCAAATATCATTTGCAAAGCAGGATTTGGCATTACAAAGGAAAGGATATTAGAAAAAAAGTTAATCACGGAAAAATAATAGTTATAAAGTGATTGTTTTTACTTCACTTTTATTAGCTTTACACCGTGAAAATAATGAATGCGATTGGTGGAACTCTCGTATGATAAAGATATAATTTAGCTCTGTATGAGTAGTTGTTTCCGAGTTCCACAAATAGAAACAATGAAAATATAGAGCTTATTTTATTTCTATCGTAATATCCTTTTGGTATAATAAAACACTTCTGTAGTAGATATGGACATTATTTGAAAGATATATGACTTATATAGAACTGATTAATTGGTTTTGGTCTCTTGACGAAGACTGGGAATTTACCTGCTGTGAAACGAGGCTTTATTTTTACTTGCTAAAAACAGCGAATCGTTTAGGCTGGGTGGATAGCTGGACGCGTAGTGATACAAAGGTATCATCTGACGTGGGAGTGTCGGTCAACTCAATGAAATCAGCACGTAACAGATTAGTTCAGGCGGGTCTTATCACATTCAAATCAGGCGGAAAAGGACAACGTGATAAAACAAGGTATCAGATTAGCTATCAAAATTTGACACCTAAAGTTGAACCTAAAGTAGAACCTAACCTTATACCTAACCATGAACCTAAAGTAGAACCTAAGCCCTTACAGTATAATGTACGCGCATTAGACAAAGATAAAGACAAAGATAATTATCTCTCTCCCCCGCGCGCGTATGAAGAAATTCCGACTGGGATTTTTGAAAGGAGGCTGGATGAGTGCTATGAAGAATTGAAGTCGAATAGTTCATGGATGGAAGCTGTCTGCATGAATACTCGTTTATGTGGGTATAAGGATTTCGCGCCTCCTGATTTTTATGATTATTTGGAGAAGTTCTTTATGAAGCTCCAAAACGAGGGAGAAACTGTTAAATCACCCCAAGATGCAAAATCGCATTTTGCCCGATGGCTGAAAATTGAACTTGAAAAACAACGGAACAATGGAAACAACAATAGGCACAATTATACAGACAAACAGGAAGCTAACGCCTACGCTCTTAGCTTGCTACAACAACATAAGCGAGACCTCGAAGAAGGCCTGGTTGACCAGATGGAAAGACCGTTCTGAGGTTGAAAGAGTATTTTCACCGGTCCAGTGGGGATATGCCCTTCAAAACCCGGAAAGGGCTTATATAGCAGATTGCCCTTCACTGATGCAGTATGATGCGCTTTACGGATGTGGCTCTTCCGAATACTGGATCGACATACAGGTGTCCGGCATATTCGGGGCTTCCAACAGCAAGGAAAAGGGCGTTGCCGACGGGATAAGAATCTTTTGCCAATCCTTTGCCTCACAGGTCAAGGCTTACAAGCTTTCCGAACTGATGCTGTTTTTCGCACGCTACAAGGCCGGGAAGTATGACAATTCATTTGCGTCTTTCGATGCCAGAAGAATAGGCAATGCTTTCTTCAAGGAGTTCAATTCCGAAAGGAATTATGAGCTGGACGCGATAAACCGAAAAAGGGTGCAGGATGAAATAGAGAACAGAAAATTTATTCCACCTGAAGGATATTCTTCTTTGACTTTGTACAACGAATTGAAACGTCGGGCGGAATCCGGGGACGAGGAAGCCGTGAAAATACTGACAGTATGGCAAAGAAAGTCAAACCGGAATCCGTATATGTAAAATGCCGGAATTGCAAGAATGCCTCGGACTTCGGGGATAATTCTGCGTATTGTAAGGCTAAAGGGCATAGAGTGTGTGCTTGTGACAGATATGGGCAAATATGCAATAATTTTTTAAAGAAGTAATTATGAAAGATATTGAACTCTATAGAGATTCATTTCAAAATTTTCGTAGCTATCAATTACCTAAAGCACAATTGATTATAGCGGATGTGCCTTATAATTTGGGTACTAATGCTTATGCAAGCAATCCTTCATGGTATAAAAATGGGGATAATAAAAACGGAGAGAGCGATCTTGCTGGGAAAAAGTTTTTTAATTCAGAAAATGAATTTCGTCCTGCCGAGTTTATGCATTTTTGCAGTGACATGATGGTAAAAGAACCGAAGAAACCCGGTAAATCCCCTTGCATGATAATATTCTGCGAATACGAACAGCAGTTCATGTTCATAGAACTTGGTAAGAAGTACGGGCTAATGAAATACATTCCGTTGGTATTCCGTAAGAACTTTTCCGCACAAGTATTAAAAGCCAATATGAAGATTGTTGGTAATTGTGAATACGGTTTGTTGTTATATAGAGATAAACTACCGAAATTCAATAATGATGGAAGGATGATATTCAACTGCTTCGACTGGGTTAGAGATGATGATAATCCTAAAGTACATCCAACACAGAAACCTATTCCCTTACTTCGTAGACTGATTGAAATCTTCACCGATAAGGGTGATGTAGTTATAGACCCTGTAGCTGGAAGTGGAAGTACGCTTTTGGCTGCTGCGCAATGTGGAAGAAAGGCATACGGTTTTGAGATCGACAGGAATTTCTACAATGATGCTAACAAGTACATTTTATCAAGAATTCAAAAAACATTATTTCAATGAATATCGAAACGCTTATAAAGATACGTGAATGGGAAGCGGAACGCGACAGAAACCTGCGCATCCACTGTCCTCTTGTAGCTGCCAAGTTTCAAAGATGGATTGACAGGGCGAAGAAAGAGGACGATAGACCGCATTCCCAGCCCTGTGACAAGAATTTCAACAAGAAAGCCTGTAGTTGATGCTTCCATGTAGTAAAATTAATTGTACGGCTTTAAAATAGCTTGTATCAAATAGAATAATTGTTAAAAAATACACGATCATGCAAGGAACAGACAAACTGAATACGATAACCAACATCGTATTTGTCCTCACGGACGTTTTAGAAACCAACCTTCTAGAAATGCAGCAGCAATACAAGAAGGAAGGCTTTGAACTCAGACACGATTCAAAAAGAAACTTCAACACAGCCATAGCCGCGATAAAGAGATTGAAAAGTGATGTGAATCATTGCAGCGAATCCACTCAGGAAAACTTCGGCAATGATTCTGACATGGTGAACGCCATGTTGCTCACACTGATTGACAGATGCGGTGATGATGACAACCTCGCTTATAAGATGTACGAATACATTAAATCTTTCCCGTCCAAACTGAATCTGGACTTGGATTTGGATAATGCGTTCAGCCACCTGTTTAGAAAATCATGAAAACTGCTGATGACTGGAAAACGGTGAGTTAGTGGAAGTTGATTAACAGTTGACTGATAATACAATTAGAATTTAATTAGCAATAATTACCATTTACCTGACATCAGGGGAATGGTTCAAAACAGATTAGAAATGAGTGAAACAAAAATAATATTAGATGCCTGTTGTGGCAGTAGGATGTTTTGGTTTGACAAACATAATCCTTTTGCTTTGTTCGTTGATAAGAGATCGGAGATAGTAACAGCCAAGGATAGAGATAAGATCAGAACCATAGAGGTAAAACCGGATATAATAGCCGATTTCACCAACTTGCCGTTTGAGGACAATTCTTTCTACATGGTGGTGTTCGACCCACCGCACCTGAAAACACTTGGTGAAACCTCATGGATGGCTAAAAAGTACGGAAAACTGCCGAAAGACTGGCAGTCACTCATACACGATGGATTTACTGAGTGTATGCGCGTCCTGAAGCCTAATGGCACGCTTGTATTCAAATGGAACGAGAGTGAGATAAAAGCTGCGGAGGTTTTGTCTGTTATTCCGTTCAAACCTTTATTTGGGCATACTACCGGAAGGCAGAGCAAGACAATATGGATGTGTTTTATGAAACTGCCAATTAATTCATAACTGAATAGATATGAATATAGACACAGAGTTTAATGTAGGTGATAGTGTATGTTACCTAAGTGGTGACAAAATATATCATACCACCGTTGGCAAAATAACTATTGAAATATCCTATGAGGATCATAGCTTTTTGATGGTTTACAAACTATCTGACGGTGTAAGTGTATCAAGAAATAATTATCCACAATGGGATAAAAGGCTTTTTAGAGACAAAAAGAGTTTAATAAAATATTTATCAGAATCATAACGATATAATTATGAATGAAGTTAGAAAGCTATATAACAATGATGGATGCGTTCTTAAAGAAGCGTCTAGCAATGACTATGAATCATGGAGTTCAGCAAGAACACTTGGTCCTACGGAAAGAAGGAAAGAATACAGAAACCTATGTTATAATTTTGAATATGAGTGGGGAACTAATACCCCTCACTGTACAAAGAAAGGTGTATGTGATGAGGATTGTGAATACATGAAAAATTTTAAAGGATAAGATAATGAAAGGGAAAACGAAAATCGGCATTGAACTTTCAAAAACAGAAATGCTTGCCATTGGAACAGAAGTGGAAATCGTAGATATTCGCTATGGATGCGATATATTCTATATGTGCATTATACCATCAGGAATCCGCATCCCTATTGAGGCTTATAAAATAGATATAACAGATTATACACCTTTTGAAAAAAGAAGTAATACGATATAGAATGGAAACAATTGAGATGAAAGCATTAAGGATTAAGAATATCCTTAATTCACTAGAAGAAAAAATCGAATCTGGTAATATAACAATCAGAGAAGCTGCTATTGAATTGCACAAAGCTGGCTGGATAAATTATATAGACATTGACACAACTAAGAAGCTGCTTGGTTTGAATTAATCAAAGAAAGATATGAGTGAATTATATATACCGCCTGAGCGATTTGAGAGAGACTTTATTACCGGACGATTTTTAAAGGGTTGTGTTTCTCACAACAAGGGTCGTAAAATGGTTTATCATTCAAAACGTTCCAAGGCCAGAAGTATAAAAAATCTGTCTAAAGGACGTGGGGCTTGGCATAAGACTGGTGCAGGCATGAATAAAAAGAGCGTTGTTTTGATAAAGGATGAGAAATTATGTGGAGTATTCCCTTCGATACAAATGGCTGGTAAGATGATTGGCGTGGCTCCTTCTTTGATCAGTGCTATATGTCGGAAAGTGAGAGGCAAACATACGGCTAATGGATACAGATGTTTTTTTGAAGATAGCAATGATTGGTATAATTTAATTAAACAAGATTATGAATAATGATAGGCAGAAGATATTAACTGATTATATTTCTTACTTATACACAACAGACAGGACTTATGATACTGTCGGGAAATATATCAAGCATGTCACGGATTTTTTAGAGATGACCAAAGAAGTGAACCGCCGTGGTTATTTGAATTACAAGCGTGAAAATGCAGATGTCATGGTGCGTCATTCGCTAATGTGTTCAGCTATATGCGATCTATTATCCTATCTCAACATCGGATATGGAAAAAGGGAAAAGGCGGTGAAACCTTTGGAAAAACTTGATGTCATTTCGGATAAGAACAAGAAACAACTTAATGATTTCATTATATGGCTGACTGACAACAATGATTACTCTTCTCATACAGTTTATATCTATTATACATCCATGAAGAAGTATTTCGAATACGCCAATGAGGTAAACATGGATAATTGCAGGAGGTTTGTAAAAAGTCTTGAAGAAGAAAAATTATCTCCCGCTACCATCCGTTTGCGGATTACAGCAATCGAAAGATTTTCTAAATGGCTGAAGAAGCCTATAGAACTGAAGCGTCCCAAAATAAAGCGCAAACTTGATGTGAACAATGTGCCGACCGAGGAGGAATATAACCGGCTGTTGGAATATCTCAAGGCAAAAAACAATAAGGATTACTATTTTTTTATTAAGGTTTTGGGAACAACGGGCGCCCGTCTGTCGGAATTCCAGCAGTTTACGTGGGAAGACATCATATCCGGGGAAGTGACATTAAAAGGAAAGGGTAACAAGTACAGACGTTTTTTCTTCCAAAAGCAATTGCAGCAAGAAGCGAAGGCTTATGCTAAGGAACATGGTAAGACCGGGATTTTCGCAGTAGGGAGATTCGGTCCGATCACACAGCGTGGCTTTTCCCAGCACTTGAAAGCATGGGGGAAACATTGCGGCATTGATTCAAAGAAGATGCACGCACACGCCTTTCGCCATTTTTTCGCTAAGATGTTCCTGAAAAAAAACAAAGATGTAATTCAACTCGCTGACCTTTTAGGGCATGGGAGTGTAGACACAACTAGAATTTATTTACAGAAAAGTTATGACGAACAAAAAAAAAGATTTTAATCGAAACGTTACATGGTAGTGTTGCGCAGCTCAATGAACTGTCATCCATGACCGAAGGGATAGACATCTATGACGATACCGGGCATGTTGACACCGATTTCTTGATCGAAGCGATATCTTGCGTCAATGCCTTCATGGACGCAAGCAACATAATTGTAGAAAAAATATCTTCACTGTTAGCGCCGGATGTTCCGATAGCTGAAAAGAAAAAGCAGGCTGACGAAGGCAAAAAATGGAGTGTGGAAGAGATATTGAAACATTGTACTCTTGAGGACGGTGTTCTGAAACTTCCTCAAGTTCAATTTAACAAAAAGTCTTATGCTGAAGCAAAGAAGTGGATAGAAGAAGCCGAAGGCTCATGGCAAGGTGGGAAGATACAGGGTTTCACATTTCCGTTTAATCCGGAACGTGTGTTTTCCATTTTGAAAGAAGGTAAGCGGTGTAACCTTCAACAGGAATACCAGTTTTTTGAGACTCCGGCCGATGTTGCCGACTGGCTGGTTATGCTTGCCGGGGGAATACGTGAGGATGATACGGTACTGGAGCCGAGTGCCGGGCGTGGCGCGCTTATTAAAGCAATCCACCGAGCTTGTCCTTCTGTAATGGTTGAATGTTATGAGCTGATGCCGGAAAACAGAGAATTTCTTCACACCCTTAGCAACGTAATACTGCTTAATGAAGATTTTACGAAAGACAGTGTAGGGCATTACACTAAGATTATTGCCAATCCTCCATTTTCCGGTAATCAGGATATAGCTCATGTAAAGCTTATGTATGATCGGTTGGAAGAAGGCGGCACGCTTGCGGCAATAACTAGCCAACACTGGAAATTCGCTTCGGAAAAGAAATGTATTGATTTCCGAAACTGGCTGAAAGAAGTACATGGAGAAGTGTTTGAAATCAGCGCAGGCGAGTTTAAAGAGAGTGGCACTTCTATTAGTACAATGGCGGTAGTTATAAAAAAATAATTCAAAATAGATATAGAAATGAACATTGGACTATTGGCAGTAGATAGTAATTACCCTAATCTCGCATTGATGAAGATAAGTGCATGGCACAAGGCAAGAGGTGATAATGTGGGATGGTACAATCCGTTCAATCGCTACGACAAAGTGTATATGGCTAAGGTGTTTTCTTTTACAGAAGATTATCTGCAATACATCACCAATGCCGATTGCGTGGAGAAAGGTGGCACGGGATATGACATCAGAAAGGTACTGCCCATGGAGATTGACAGGATGCAACCCGACTATTCCATCTATCCGCAGATTGACAGCAAGACAGCCTACGGTTTCCTCACACGTGGTTGCCCAAACCGGTGCAAGTGGTGTGTGGTTCCCAAGAAAGAAGGTAAGATTACCCCATACATGGATATCGAAGAGATAGCTGTCAATGGTCGCAAAAACATAATCCTTATGGATAACAATGTACTTGCATCCGACTATGGTTTACAACAAATTGAAAAGATTGTTTCCATGGGCGTACGAGTAGACTTCAATCAGGGCTTAGATGCTCGCTTGGTAACAGACGACATCGCCCAGTTATTGGCAAGAGTAAAGTGGATGAATTGCATACGGTTCGGCTGTGACACTCCAGGACAAATTGCTGAATGTGAACGTGCAACGGCTTTGATTGACAAGTACGGCTATAAAGGGGAATATTTCTTCTATTGCATCTTGATGAACGATTTCAAGGAGGCATTCAATCGAGTTAATCATTGGCGGAAGAGAGGACGTAGGTTCTTACCATACGCCCAGCCATACCGGGATTTAAATAATCCGCATCAAATCATACCACAATGGCAAAAAGACTTGGCCGGATGGGTTGATAAGAAGTGGATATTCAGAAGTTGTGAATTTAAAGACTTTATTCCACGGAAAGGATTTAAGTGTAGTGAATATTTTTTTAATCAATTATAGTAAAACGAATAAAAATGAATATAGATACAGAATTTAACGTAGGAGATAGTGTATGCTATTTAAGTGGAGACAATATATGTCATACCACCGTCAGCAAAATAACTATTGAAATATCCTATACAGATCGCAGTTTTTAATGGTATACAAACTGTCTGACGGCTTAAGTGTGCCTAGAAACAACTATCCACAATGGGATAAAAGGCTTTTTAGAAACAAAAAGAGTTTAATAAAATATTTATCAGAATCATAACAGTACAAATATGAAAGAATCAGAATATTGTATTGGTGATTTCCTATATGGAATCCCATCAAGTAAAGAATCGGAAATGTATAATCCGACAGATAAAAGAGTTTTCATTTATAACGGGTGTATAACAGGTGACGGTTATGGTATTCTTGTAGGATGGCATGATGGTCAAATTAAAAAGAGTACAGGGTTTAGAAATTTCATGTGGGGAGGTGATGTGCGAAAAGCAACCGAACAAGAAAAGCATGATTTTATGGCTAAATTAATGAATCAAGAAACAATTAATCCATATTGATATTAAAAAGTATATTGGAACAAAACTGAACAGTAATGAATAAGATAGTAATCGAAGTAACCTCTGACGGATGGGAAACAATCGTAACCATTAATGGTAAGGAGTATAAAGAGAAGCATGTTGCAACAGCATTTGGATCTGAAAGTGTTAAAGGTAATTTTGAAAGCGAAGATGATATACCGGAAGAAATATATGACGCTTTAAATTCATCTTTCCCCTTTGAGTGTATGCAGGCATTGTATGCCATTGAGGATTAACGTAAAACTAAAAATGAAATGAAATATCCTAAAGTAAAGAAAAAGAAAAAAAATAAAAGAGATTGTCATAGCTGTATTTTATTTGCTGCTTGCGCAGATAGATATCATAGTAATGCTGTGGACTGCAAAAGGTTTCGATTTTGTTAAATGTGTAAAAGTACATAAAAATGATTAGAGCAAGATTTTTTGTAGAAAAGAAAAAATGTGATGGAGATTATCGTCCATTAATATGGCCCATTCAATACCCATACTGGTGTACAGGTGAGAATGACAGATTTTTTATTTTAGTTGCTTATGTTAATGACATAGATGAACTTATGAATTTATGGCCCGAAGCATCTGATGTTTATATTGAAAAAGTGAATAAGATATTCTTCTCTGATAGGTTCCCGAAACCTGATTGGTATAAAGAGTTAAATCAATAAAAGTAATAATGAGTAAAATGGACGAATCGAAGATATATGTTGCATTTTTAGCTATGATTGAAAATCTTGATAACTACAAGTTTTTCAAGAACGCTGATGGAACTCATGCCATTGACGTAGAAATTAAGGGTTATAAACATAGTTTCAAAGCAGATGATATTTATAATTTAATGAATCTAGTTGGCAACTGGCTATGCAAATTACCTAAAAGCATATGGGTTTAATTTAACTTTTAACCAGAACAAAAATGAACAAAGAAGAATTTCAGACAAAGAAAAATGATATTGATTCAAAAATAAGGGAATTGAAAAATCAGAAAATTCAATTGGAAAAGGAATACATTGAATCCAACCAAGGACTTCCTGTTGGAAGCAAGGTCTGTATAACGGTCCAGGCTCATGAAGGATATATTTTTTGGAACAATGAAAGGATATTGATTCCAGAAGCGAAGAAGTTAGCCTATATTGTAGATTATGAGATTGATGATAACGGAGAGGTTGTTCCCTCTTTAAGACAGTTGGATTACAATGGGGGCATGTCAGCAATACCTTTATATGTTAATTTTAAGAAGACTATAATTGAATTAGTGTAAATCTAGATTAATATGAAACAGACAGTAGAAGAAGTGGCAAGGGGATATTCCAATGATTGCAGAAACAGGCAGCGTCATTGTGAACCATACTGCATTGTTGACTTTATTTCTGGTGCCGAATGGCAGTCAAAGCAATCACCTTGGATAAGTGTTAAGGAGCGGTTGCCGGAAGAAGGACAAAAAGTTTTCGTTTTGACAATGTGTTGTGGTGTTTCACGCATTCTAATTGAAAGGTTTTATAAAATAAATGCTTTTGATAAAGATAATAGATGGATTTTTGGAAATAGTATCGTGCTGGCATGGTTTCCTATCCCGTCTTTCGATGATATACTCGAAGAGAACAGGGATGTACTTGAACGGATTAAAGAGAAAGGAGATTAATATGGATAACAAAGAACTATCTGATAAAATAATTGATATTGTAAGAACTATACGAAAAATACCTAGAGAACAAATCAAGAATCCTTTCGAGATACAAGTTATTGTAGTTAAACCTAAAGATTATGAAAATAAAGAATATAGGACAACTTAGAAAAATCATAGAAAACCTTTCCGATGATTTTGAAATCGAGATGCGTATCAGACGCAAATTGACGGATGAAGAATTGAAAAATTGCAGATACCCTTATCCTTACGATACAGAGTATTTAACTTTGGAATTTGACGATATAGGCGTTTCTAACAAAGTATTGTGTTTGGGTGTAACTTCTAATGAATGAACGGTATGGAAATAAATAACGGAATAATAATAGATGGGGTGTTGCATGAATCATCAGAAGGATTTTGTAATGAGTGTTCCTTATACCGGGAATGTTGTAATATTTTAGATGATACCTATTGTTCCATACTAGATTTGGGAATAGGTCAGTGTTTTGTCTGTCGTGGTAAAGTAACGGATATTAAAACAGAGGAGGAAAAGAAATGAAACAGGTATTGTCATTTGATCAGACGAAACATTTACAAGAACTTGGATTATACCATATCTACACCTTGCCGGATATTCTCGACAAGTTACCTTGTTTCATCGGCAATCAAGTGCTGACCATGCAAAAACTTGCAGATAGCTATACATGCTTGTATATAGAACCTTATACTAGGTCTATGATAAATATTACAGAAAGTAAAGAGCCTATTGATGCAGCCTATGATATGCTGTGTTGGTGCATTGAAAACGGATATGTTAAAATCGGAAAGGAGGAACAATGAAAGCAAGAATAAAAAGAAAAATTCAAAAAAGACCATTCCTATACAATGTAGGACAAGTTTTTAAGGCTTGTGATTGGCTTACTAGTATTCAGCGTGGAAATATAGTTTGGTATCGGTATCATTCATTCGGTACTATTATTAAATCAGAAAATTAAACAATGAAAGCAAGAGTAAAATCAACAGGAGTTTTGATAGATGTAACTCCCCAATTAAACATCAACTCTCAACATAGCAAAGATTATTTATATGTATGTGATAATATGGTTTTCAAGGAATGCGAACTTGATTTTTCAGCTATCGATTGGGAACAAAGACGTTATGAACTAGCTAAATCCGCAATGCAAGGGATTTTAAGTGATAATACAATAGTTGGTTACGCTAGTTCGGAAGCAGATTACAAGAAAGGAGAGAAACATACAATACCTATAAGTATTGCTCGGTTTGCAATTGCTTGTGCTGATGCTTTAATTAATGAATTAAAATGATAAAAGTATTAAGAAATAAAACTACTATCGCTCGCAAAGAGCATAGATGTGAATTTTGCGGTGAAGTAATACACGTTGGAGAAAAATACAACAGACAGACCAATGTTTATGACGGTCATGTTTATGACTGGGTATCCCACTGTGAATGTTCCAAGTTAGCCTATGAACTTGATATGTTTGATGATTGTGATGAAGGTCTTGACGGTGATGGGTTTATTGACAACTTGACTCAGTATGTTTATGACAATCATTATGACGATAAAATAGATGATATTGCGAAGGATTGGCAATTACCATGTTATGAATTAGTAAAGAAAGTGTTGAATGAATTAAACAAGAAATAGTTATGACCGAAGAATTTGTAACATTAGAAACAGCGAAATTGCTGAAAGAGAAAGGATTTAATTGGAAGTGTGAACGCACAATAAGTTGCGATAATATTATTAGAAGATACGACATTCCGCAAAGTATGTCATGTTGTACGGAAATAGATAACGAACCAGTTGAATTTTTATGCCCAACATTGTATGTTGCCCAAAAGTGGCTTCGTGAAACCAAAAACATTCATATATGTGTATATAACTGTGCTTGTGGTTATGGATACGAAATATCTAAAGCTGACAATGGAACTCATATAACCAGTTCTGTTTATGAAGGACCTAATGATGGTGGTAAATGGGATGTCTACGAAGACGCACTTGAAGCAGGATTACAGGAAGCATTAAAACTTATATGATTATGAAAACAATATTATTTACAATTATATGTATTATTGCCCTATTATGGGTTGGAGATCTCACAATTACATTTAAGCCGTTTTCCATCTCGCTACCTGGTTGGCATAAGGCTTTAGGTATCCTTCTATTTTTTCTGTCAATGGCGGTATATACCACAGGGGAATATACCAAAGGGTATAAACAAGGTTTCGATGATGGAGTAAAGGAATGTATTGAAATACTTAAAAAGAAATGAACAAGTTAGAACACATAGCCACAATTGATTTCTGTTACTGGCGGTTGAAAATTCTCTGCAAACAACTTTCTAAGCCAAAATCAAACATAGAGATAATGGTTGACAACGCTTGCGGTTATAACGAAGCTGAAGAGATAAGGAAGGAATGTATAATACTTTTAGAGCAGATTATCGAAAGCAAGAAGGCTATCAGTGCTGATTACTCAGGGGATAGCAAGTTTTTAGATAAATTAAAAAAGTGGAATGGATAAACTGTACAAAGTAACCATTTCCGATGCATCATCTGTATTATGTTTGCTGTTTTATTCTAAAAGTTAAATCTCTGGTTATGAGTATTTTACGACTAAAATAATTGTGTAAATACTTGGCTAATTCATTGATAATGAGTATCTTTACAATACTAAAAGAAACCAATATTACTAACAATTAAAAGACAAAAGCGATGAGAAAGTTTAATGCAAAATTAGGACGTGAAGTCACTTACAACCCTTATCCTTATAAGAAATTTGTAATTGAGAAAATTAATTCCGATGGAACACTTAATCTGGCAATAGGTGATTGGAAAGTGTTGAAAGTTACAGTTGATAAAGTTTGCAGATAATTAATTAAAAGAGCAATGAAAGTAACAATCGAATTAACAAAGAAGACAGCTTTAGAAGAAATTATTAATAGCAATGATATTGATACAATAAAGTCTTTGATAGAACGCAAAGAGATGTCGTTAAAAGAAGCAGAAGAAAATGCGGCATTCTACGAAAGTATCTGTAATGAAGACTTTGCAAGTAATGAAAGGCAGAGAGCCAATAGACTTATTCGAGATATAGAAATATTAAAGTTAGCAATTTAATACATAAGAGCAATGAACACATATTACAAGTTTGCGCCAAACGTGTTTTTGGCAAAGTGCGATGAAAAGCACGAAAAAGGAGAAGTTATTGAGGTTACAACCAAGTACGGCAAAGAAAATGAAAGCATCGTTTTTAATTTAATTTTCGAGAAAGATGGTTTCTATTATTACTCCATCGTTCGGGCTGACGGATTTAATGTACAGGAATGGGCGAAGCAAAGAGCGGATCGCAGACGTGAATGGGCCGTATCAGCAGTGCAAAAAAGTAATGAGTATTTTCAGAAATCGAATAAACATCGAGATTTTCTTTCTTTAGGCGAGCCCATCAAAGTAGGGCACCATAGTGAACGAGGTCATCGCAAAATGATAGATGATGCCTGGAACAACATGGGTAAAAGCGTTGAGTTCAGTGATAAGGCAAATGAACATGAAAGAGTGGCCCAATATTGGGAGAAACGTGCCAACACGATCAATTTGTCTATGCCGGAAAGCATTGACTTCTACGAACATAAATTGGAACAAGCTAAAGAATTCCATGAAGGTGTGAAGTCCGGCAAATACCCACGTGAACATGCTTATACTCTTACTTATGCCAAGAAAGCAGTTAATGAAGCACAAAAGAATTACGAACTGGCTAAAAAGTTGTGGGGAGATGAAAAATAAAAATATACTAGTACTAGCCGGTATTAAATTCAGATCAGATGAAATAGAACAAGAACTAGCAAAAAGCAATAAGTTTATTGTCAAATGGAAAACAATCTGGGAAATATGTTATTCACAAGCTCAAAGACAATACTACGCTATAAAAGTGTACACATCAGAAGACAGTTATGTTTCTAAGGGACGCTTTTATTTTGTAAATGCTAGTAGAGCAAATGAAATGATTGGATCGGAAATATTCATAGATTAATGGAAACGAAAACCAATAAAGCTATTTCACTACTCCAGTGCGGTGATTTTAAAGCCGCACTAACAATCTTCTCTACCTTTCGTATGGGGTTTACCAAGGAAGAACAGAGAACATTGAAAATTGCGTATGAGTGCCTTTCTGGTAATGCTGGGTTCTACCAGCAAATTGGTATTGATACCAATAGCGAAATAGAGAAAAGCAAATCCATCTTTTTATCAAAATATATGTTGAAATCAGCACCATAAGAATATGAATCTAACACAGAAAGAAGCGTTAAGGCAATTACAATCATATTGCAGGGCGAATGGTTTCTCCCTCAATCCATCGAGTTTGCCGAAACATACATACGCTATAATATTGGCGGATGGCGACAACGGAGAAATAACGACACGTTACCCGAACAAGCGTATAAGCGGCTATTACACCCCAAAAGAGTTGTTAATATGGCTTGATGGCTACCACACAGGATTACAAGGGAAATAAGTATTAACCGCGGGCAACCGCACAAAACGGAAAAGAAGATGAATATTATTACAGATAGAACAAAAGCCCCTGCAAAGCTACACTATAGGGTAAGCAATAACAGCGGATCAATAAATAAAGAGTTTGGCAAGAACCAGCAAGCAGCCTATGACTTTGCAAACGGAATGAAAGAAACGGCAACTATACGCGGATATTTTGTTTTCAAATATCGCGGAGAATGGCAAACTAATACGGTATTTATTGACCATGTGTTTAAATAACCAACTATTCCGGCGTGGAGGACAACAAGCGGATCGACACCGCCGTTGAAAAATTTGATAACACGTTGAAATACAGAAAGTTAAACAAAGTTTAAGCTTGCGATATTTAAGATATAAAATACTGATATTCAATATATTATTTGTATATTTACAATATCAAAATAACACCTATTAATAACAAGTAAAAGTCAAGAGCAATGAAAACAGAAGAACTTATCAGATACTACAAAGCAAACATTGAAGCTATTGAAAAAGGATTGAACAACGACTCTCTTTCAGCAGATAAAAAATTCAGATTGGGATATACACAACAGGCGTTGGACGGATATAAGTCTGCTTTACAAGAACTTCTTGGAAATAATAACGACTAATAATAAAAGAGAGCAAATGAGCAAAGTAACAGAACTAACAAAAGAGCTTCAAAGAGTGATGTATTCCACTACATACTCTTTTGAGATAGATACCGAAGATGTCGTTTTCGGTTTCAAAAACACCATAAGAAAGCGTACCAAAAATCTAGCGAAAGCTTTTAAGTTGGAGCAAAAGGTGACAAAAGACTGTGGATGTTTCCTGTCCAATACGGTTAGAATCGTATCTGTAAGAATATACAAGAACGGTGAGTTGAAAAAAGAACTTCATGCTAAAGAAATAACAGCATCATATAATGGATAAAATATAGAGCGATGATAACAATAGTAAAAGTGTATTTAAAAGACAAACAAGGCAATGAAGACTGGTTTGTCACCCCTATCAACCTATCAGAGCAAGAAGCTCACAAGTACTATCTCGGTAACATCTTCAATATGGGGTGCGAAACAGATCACATGATGAAATGTTACAAGGTTGAAACAATAAAATCATCAAATTAAATAAATTTATGACTAAAAGTGACGTTTTTTACGCCATATTTTATATCTTTACACCATAAAAATAAAAAAAAAGAGCAATGAAAATTTACACAAGTTATTTCGGAAATAGCCGAAAATTGAAAGAAGCTGGAATTAAAATTATTTGCGTAGCCATTGGTAAGCCTAGATTTATGGTTAACGTTCCTCAAATGTTGAATGTTTGTCCTACCCGCTATATGGTAAGTGGACCTTGTTCTCATGATGAGTATCTTAAGCTTTACGACAGGATTCTTGCGAGTCAAGATGCTAATAAGGTAATCGAACAAATTGAATCATTAAGTGAAGGCAAAGATGTCGCTCTCTGCTGTTACGAAAAACCGGGTGATTTTTGCCATCGTCATATTTTGGCAAAGTGGCTTACTGAAAATACTGGCATTGAAATAACAGAGTTCGGAGTAGTTGAGAAAAAGGAACCTAAATACGAACAAGCAAATTTATTTTGAGTATGAGAAGGATTAAGTTTAGAGGGAAGCGCATTGATGGTAAGGGATGGATAAGAAATTCTTATACGCTTATTCAAGATGGAGATGGAACTTGGTTGCACGATAATGACGTTGAAAAAATAGACGAAAATACTCTTGGGCGGTTCACCGGCTTGTGTGATAAGAGCGGGAAAGAAATATATGAAGGTGACATTGTTAAAGGTTTTTGTTATGAGGATTTTTACACAGGAATTAAAGGTAATGTAAATGCCGTTGTAAGGTGGATTGATATTTATGCTGGATTTATGTTTGATGTTGGTGCGCGGTGTTTCCATGATATGCGTGATGCTCGAAAAATAGAAATAATCGGCAATATATTTGACAATCCCGAATTATTAGCCACCCATCAATAGCGTTTGGTGGGATGCTGTCAGATTTGCCAAGCAAGCGGTGGTTTGACAGCATAGGCATTTGCGGAAATAGCTCATCGGTAGAGCGTTGGCATTCCAGCCAAAGAGTGGGGTTCGATTCCCTGTTTCCGCTCAACCCTTATAGTAGCGATAAGCAGAAGCAAGAACATAAAAGCTTGTGCAGTTTACGGGGTGATGGGAATTGCCATCTGACACGACTGTAAAGAAGCCGAATAGATTGCATAAGTGTTCTTGTGAGTGGCTTATAGATGATTGAATTTTGTGTTAAGTACCTGCCGAGCGTATTTTTGGCAGGCTTAACGCAAAATGTATATGAAGTTATATACACCCTAAAGATATGTTTACAGGAACGACACCACCGGAAGTTAAACTGCTCCTTCAGGATTTGATGAAAGGAGTAAAAGGCAAAGATGTTTTTATCGGATGTTCAGGAAACTACACCACCGATAAAATCATGTCAGCTATGGGATACACAGTACATTCTAATGATGTAAGTTTATATTCCAAACTAATTTCTGATCTATTACTTGATACAAATACTGATATTGAAGTTGTGAATCCTGAATTACGTATGGTCTTTGACACATGGGATGACACTAAATACAAAAAACTTATTCAAGTAATGTTTGCAATGAGAGTATCAAACTTTCACCAAAGGAAAAACGATTACCAAGAAGAAATGTTTAACGCTTTTATTGAGCAATCAAAAGTTTATTATCATAATACTATATCTAAGATTGAAAAAGGCGCACTTAATTTTAATATTAAAAGTTTCTTCTATGGTGATTTTTTTGACTTCCTAAAAAGTAAAAAAGGTAAAGGTGTTGGTATAAGCTTTCCTCCTACGTATAAAGGAGGGTATGAGAAGATGTTTAGCTATGTCGAAGAAAGCTTTAATTATATGCACGCTACTTATAACGTCTTTGATCCAAAAGAGGGCGGAAGTATATTCAAGACTCTTCTTGAGAATGATGAAAACATCATCTATTCTGATAGATATTTCAAGGAGATAGACAACTTCCTTGTTGGCAAAATAAACTTGGGGCTAGGCAAGAATCCTATATACACTTACTCTAGCCTAAATCAAAATAAGAATTATTACATCGAACGCGATAAAAATGTAAATCCATCATGTATTCACATTTTACCTATAGATTATGAATTTACAGATATTACTACACTATCTGTAAAATTATGTTCAGTTAGTGATGTGAATTATTATAAAGCGTTTTACATGGCAAACAAGGTTAATTATACAACTGGTGGAGATTTAGGTATGGTATTTATGGCTGACGGTAAAGCGTTTGGATTTACTTCTTTCAGCAAACAGTTATCTACACTTGAAAAGATATTTATGCAGAGTGATTTTGTTGTAAACTCAAATACACAGAGGCTTAGTAAATTACTGATTATGCTTACTAAGTCCCACGATGTGAGGATGCTCATTGCAAGAAAAATGGGTCACTATTATGAAGGGATTAAGACGACTGTGTATACATCTTCACCAGTAAGTATGAAATACCGCAGTGTATTCAATCTTGACAGGAGAGATGAAGGCAAACTAATGTATTCTGCTAATTTTTTAGATGATTCATTAAAAGATTTATATAAATTATGGTTGAAAAAATACAAGAAGTGAAAGATGTTCATCTTATTCAAGAGAAATTGGGGGATGTAAACAAATTGATTGCTCCGTATAAGTTAGCATATGTAAGCCCTATAGATGATTGCGTTCCATTGGAGAAGAATGCTCACTATATGGAAAAATCCACACTGGATAGACTAACTGCAAATGTGGCTGAAGACGGTTTTTTATCTCAGCTTCCATTCGCGATGAAACGAGATGATGGGAAATATCTTATTTTGTCGGGAAATCATCGTTTAAAAGCTGCTATTAAAGCTAAACTGGAATATATTCTAATCTTGTATATTGAAGAGGTTGATAAAGACAAACAGATTGCCTATGTGCTTAGTCATAATGCTTTAGTAGGAAAAGATGATGCCCAAATGCTTAAGGAAATTTATAGTGAGATGCGCACTATTGAAGCAAGAGAGTTTTCTGGTCTTAACGGTATTCAATTTATTGATACAGATAAGATTCCTACCGTTTCTATTAATGACGGGGATATAGAGCTTACGGAAATGAAGTTCTTGTTTACAGAAAGTAGGAGTAATGATGTCAAAGCTGTTCTATCTGAACTTGAAAAACAGAAAATATCTGCAAATAGTTCGATAGTTGTAGGTTCTTATGAAGAATTTATAAAGGTAGCTACAGAAGTAAAGAAGAAGTTTAATATAAAGAGCAATACTGTTGCTTTTGCTCGTATGGTTGATATCTGCAAAGCTTATTTGCAAGAAATAAAAGACAAGGAGGTGTAATATGGCAGGTAGAGGTAGACCCAAATTAGGAATGTCCCTTTATGATAAATATATAAAAGGTAAAGAGGATATTATTATAGCAGACTGTAGGAATGGAGCTGATAACAAAGGTTTATGTGTACGTCTTGGAATAGGACTTACGACATTTAAAAGTATATTAAAAAAACATCCTGAAGTTGTAGACTTATTGAGAGAAGGTAAGGAAGAAGCTGACATGAAAGTAGAGAGTGCTCTATATAAAAGAGCCATTGGCTATGATATCGAGGAAACTACGACTGAGGTGAAAATAGGAGAGGATGGATCTGGTCAAACGACTGTGGTGAAAAAAACGAAAAAACATATTGCGGGAGATACAACAGCACAAATATTTTGGTTAAAAAATCGTAGACCAAATGAATGGAAAGATAAACAAGAGGTAAATGCTACTAATGATGATTGGGTAGATGCTTTAAAATTATTAACCAATTCATATAAGAATGGGAACAAATGATGAAAGAAAGAAACTCATAAGTGAAATTATAGCGTATTGGTCGAAGGATTGGAATAAATTTGTCCGTGATGCCTTATGCGCAAGATTAGACCATGATCAGCAATCTATTATTGAGTCTGTTCAACATAACCCTATGACTGCTGTCGCAAGTGGAACTTCTCGTGGAAAAGATTTTGTGGCGGCCTGTGCTTCGTTGTGTTTTATGTATCTTACGCCTAGATTTAATGAAAGAGGTATACTTGTTGGAAATACTAAGGTGGCCATGACAGCACCAACAGGGAGACAAGTAAAAAATATTATGACTCCTGAAATCAGAAGGTTGATTCGTGCGGCAAGGACAAAATTTCCTTTTTGTTGTCCGGGCAGATTGGTTGCAGATGATATAAGAACGGATTATGAAGAATGGTTTTTAACAGGATTTAAAGCGGATGACAATGCAACTGAATCATGGTCTGGATTTCATGCGGCAAATACCATGTTTGTTATCACGGAGGCATCAGGTATATCCGAAATTGTTTATAATGCAATAGAAGGTAACTTGCAGGGAAATTCTCGGATGCTCATAGTATTCAACCCTAACGTGACCACAGGATATGCTGCACGTGCCATGAAGTCTGACCGTTTTGCAAAATTCAGACTTAGCTCTCTAAATGCAGAAAATGTAGTAAAGAAGCAAATTGTAATACCCGGTCAAGTGGATTATGAATGGGTTAAGGACAAAGTGATAAATTGGTGCTCACCTATCCAGCAAGCGGACTTCAACGAAGGTGAAGGCGATTTCAATTGGGAAGGTAAGCTATACCGACCTAACGATTTGTTTCGCGTCAAGGTACTTGGTATGTTTCCTAAAGTGTCGGAAGATGTTCTCATCCCTTATGAATGGATAGAAATAGCAAACAGGAATTGGCAGGAGTTACAGGAAAATGGTTTTATCCCAGCCAAATCTTGTAAGTTAGGTGTTGACGTTGCTGGTATGGGACGCGATAACAGTGTGCTTTGTCCGCGATACGGTAACTACGTTTCTCAATTTGAAGTTCATCAATCTGCCGGGCGTGCGGATCACATGCACGTGGTAGGTATGATGATTCCCTATCTAAAGAAGAAAGGGGCAAAAGCATTTATTGATACTATTGGAGAGGGAGCAGGTGTCTATTCTCGTTTGTTAGAAGAAAAATTTACAAATGCTTTTTCATGCAAATATTCGGAAGGGGCAGATGGCTTACACGATATTACTGGCGAATATGAATTTGCAAATATGAGAGCATACCTATATTGGGCTTTACGTGACTGGCTTAATCCTAAAAATGGTTTTGGTGCCTCTCTCCCACCCTGCGATCAGTTAATGGAGGAGGCTACCGAAACCAAGTGGAAGTTCCTTAGTAATGGAAAGATTATCATTGAGCCTAAAGAAGATATCAAAAAACGTATTAAACGTTCTCCTGACTATATGGATGCATTAGCGAATACGTTTTATCCTAGAGATTATAGCTTTATTAGTGATGAAGAGTTGCTTAAAGACTTTTTGTAGTTGTGTTTTTTTAGTACCTTTGTAACCGAAAACACTCCTTGTTTGTGTTTTCATTGCTCTTATGTGCGCTGGCTTGTGAAAGTCGGCGCATTTCTATTGTACGGTGAGCTGTTTTCTTATTGTGCACCTACCTTAGATGCGTGCAGAGAAAGACGGAAGAAATGGTTGCAAAGTCATTGATACAGGTTACGGTAAGTAATTTAGAAGAGAGAGTATCGCATACCCTCTCTTTATGTTCGGTATTTACAAAGCCATTTCGTGTTCAAGTTCTTTAGATATGGCTTTATTGATAAACTCATTAATTGTTGTTCCAGTGCTGGAAGCAAAAGCGGCTACACGGGAATGTAAGTCTGGTGACATACGTAGATTTAACTTCCCGCTATAAGGCTTTTCAGGCTGTATATTTCTTTCTTTACAGTTTTCAAGATAAAAGTCTATAGATTCCTCAAAGTCTTTACGGACCTCATCAACAGACTTCCCTTCATAAAGGATTGACGCTTTTCTCATCCCTTGCACTTTGCCAAACAGACAATTGTCTTCCGGACTGTATTCTACAGAACCGGAATATCCTTTGTATTTTAAAAGTCCCATACTACTTTGTTTTAGATTGTTTATATTTCTCAATCAAATTGTTTTTCTTTATATGCTCAATTATTCCTTTTATCACATATGATTTCAAAATGCTTCCGGGATGTGGCTTATGTAAAATGAAAGGAGCTTCTTCGTCTGGTCCTATAAATTCAACACGGGAACCTGATGTAGCACCTTTGTTACTTTCCTTATATCCAAAAATCCCGAATAAGCGTTTTGCTTCATCATAGGTAAAATCCTTTGGACATGACAAAATACGTTCTATTAGTTTTTCCTTTGTACCCATAACTGTTCGTTTATGCAAAGGTACTAAAAATAGTACCAAGTACAAACAGATAATATAAAATATTGGATTTAAGGTAAGTTTTTTTTGTTAAATGTGACATTTTTACAGCCACTTTTATTATATTTGCATCATAGCATTTGATGCTAACGTGCTCCTTCACGTTACCGGGTAGTGCGTATTGTATTATCCGGTTTCTTTTTGGAGCAGTATCATGTGTAACTAACCACCGTATGAAGGAGTACGGAACTACATTATGAACACAATTAAAATTTTTGAGAATGAGCAATTCGGAAAGGTAAGAATTGCAATGAGTGAAAATAACGAACCTTTCTTTTGCTTGGCAGATGTATGCCAGATTTTGGATTTGATTCCCAGTAAGGTAGCGCAAAGATTAGATAAGGATGTACTTTCAAAGTATCCCCTTGAAACAGCCGGTGGAATCCAACAGGCAAATTTTGTTGATGAGGATGGTTTGTATGATACAATATTGGATAGTCGTAAGCCTGAAGCTAAAAAGTTCCGCAAATGGGTAACAAGCGAAGTGTTGCCATGCATCCGTAAGACAGGTGGCTACATCGCTACCAAAATGGACGACACTCCAGAAGAAATCATGGCACGTGCGCTTATTGTGGCACAAGAAACGCTGAAACGAAAAGAACAGCGTCTTATAGAGGCTGAGCAGAAGATCCAAAAAGATGCACCCAAAGTTCTTTTTGCCGATGCTGTCTCAACTTCACATCGCTCTTGTTTAATTGCTGAACTGGCTAAAATATTACAACAAAATGGGGTAAATATCGGTCAGAACCGTTTGTTTAGCTGGATGCGCGAGAATGGTTATCTTTGTCAAAAGGGTGACTACTACAATCAGCCGACGCAGAAATCTATGAAATTGGGACTTTTCGAGTTAAAGAAAACATCAATCACCAAGCCGGATGGTTCGGTATTGGTAACGACCACTACAAAAGTTTCAGGTAAGGGACAAATCTACTTTGTGAGTAAATTCCTATCAAAATAATTAATATTAAAAAAGGGTGTCAAGTGGCACTTTACTGTATTTATGGATGAAATAACCGCTATATTGGACAATACTCGCCCGGTTGATAATATCATCAACGATTTAAAAGGAAAGTCAGTCTATATTCCCTCATGGGATAATCTTATTAAAGACTATGAACCGACATTGCATTCGATAGTAAGTGATAACATTGGTCGGAAAGATAAGGTAAAATCTGATGGTACGGTAGAAAAAGCTTCCCGTATTTATATCGGTCTTGAAAAACTCCTTACAAAACGGATGACAGAGTTCATGTTTTCCATTCCAGTAAAACGTGTCTATCATAATATTGATGACAATGAAACTCGCCAACAAATAGCGAAAGCAATTGAGAATATATACAAGTATGCTCGTATAGACAGTGAAAACATTAAACGTGGCAACGCCTATTTTGCATCATGCGAGGTATTTACCATTTGGTATACGGTTGAAAATCCCAATTCTCTATATGGTTTTCAAAGTAAATTTAAGCTGAAATGCAAGACCTATTCCCCGATGGAGGGCGTCGGGCTGTATCCGTTGTTTGACGAGTTGGGAGATATGGTTGCTATGTCTTTTGAATACAAGAAGAAAGTCAAGGACGAAGAAATTGCTTTTTTTGAAACATATACTTCTAAGATCCATTACAAGTGGAAGCAGCAAGGATCTGGGTGGGAACAAATCAAAGCTGAACCAATAGCTATATTGAAGATCCCCGGTGTTTATGTTCATCGCCCAGTTCCTATTTATCATGGTTTGTCTTATTTGCGTAATGAGATAGAATATACCCTTTCTCGTAATAGTGATGTTATCGCCTACAACAGTGCTCCTATCCTTAAAATTGCAGGGGCTACACAAGGAAAAGAAGATAAGGGGGAAAGCCGTAGGGTATTCCGTGTTGAAAATGGAGGTGATGTGTCTTATGTTTCATGGTCTCAGGCTATCGAAGCACTAAAGTACCATGTAAGCACTCTGATTAACCTATTCTGGTCGCAATCACAAATTCCGGATATATCATTCGAGAACATGAAAGCATTAGGAAATATCGGGTTTGATGCTAGACAGACCTTGCTGACTGATGCCCATCTGAAAGTAGGTGATGAAAGTGGTGCTTGGATAGAATCGTTTGAGCGTGAATGCAGTGTAATCAAGGCTTTCTTGAAAAGCATGAATACTTCATGGGTTAAAGAGATTGACAATGTAGAAGTTGAGCATGTCATTACTCCATTTATCCAAATGGACGAGGATGCAATGACTGATAGGCTTATAAAACAGAATGGAGGCAAAGCAATCAAGAGCCAGTTGCAAACTATTAGAGAAGCTGGCTCTAATAATCCGGAGGCAACTTTGGAGCAGATACAGAAAGAAGATGCTGCCATCTCTCAAAATAGAATAAATAATTTGTTTGAAACAAGAACAGAGTAATAACATTTAATAATTATCAAAATGGAAGATATTTCATTCAGTGAAAAAAATGGGATGTATGTAGCCGATTTTGTATCAAAGGGCAAATGCGTGATTCAGATTGACAATGGTACTACAGAAAACTTGATATTCTACTGGCACATGCCCGACATGGAACCTAGTTATTATGACCAATTGGACATTGACTGTCTAAAACGGGTATTCAATTTGGATGTGCCTGCTGGGATGATGATACGTATCATCAGTAAGACGCAGGTTAATGCGGCAAAAATGGTGGTATTGCCTCAAGCGAGTGGTAATGGCTCATCCGTAACCGGGGCAACCGCCAGCGTTGATGCGAATGTAGGTACACCTTCTGTGGATGTAACAATGAAAGAAGGCAAGCTGAATTTCGCTTTTAAGAACCTCAAAGGGCAGAAAGGAGATACAGGTGTAGTTGGTGCCAAAGGTGATAAAGGAGAACAAGGTGCTGCTGGAGCGAAAGGAGACAAAGGCGATGCCGGTGCAAAAATCAAATCAATAGCTTTGACTATCAAAGGTACAGTCATTACCGGCACAGCGACTCTGACCGATGACAGCACTGCCTCTATTACCGGTACATATACTCCTGGAGAATAATTAAATTACTACAGATATATGAAAAAGTACATTGGAACAAAACAGATTGAAGCAGAACCTATGACAAGAGGTGATGCGTGGGGAAAACATCTTCTTAGAGAAAAACCGTCAACGGAAAATTTTGACGATGAGGGTTATCATGTCCGTTATGAAGATGGATATGAAAGCTGGAGTCCTAAAAATACGTTTGAAAAGGCGTATAAAATAGCTGATACTTTCCTTGACCACTTGCATATTGAAATGCGAGATTTATATGAGAAGATGGATAAACTTTCTCCGTTTATTGAATCCGGCAAAATAGATGAAATTGTAACAGACAAATATCAGAACCACTTACTCCGTTTGCAACATAGAATCATGAGCAGGTACATCAATGTATTGGAATGTCGTATTGGTAGGCTTGATGGCTCTCCCGAAGCACCTCTACATCAAATGTCATTTGGTGATGCTATTGAAATTCTCAAACAAGGTGGTGCTATCCGTAGAAGTGGATGGAACGGGAAAGGATTAATGGTATTCAAGCAGGTTCCAGCTCGCATTACAGAGGATGTTATTCCAAAGATGCAATCTCTTCCGCAATCAGCAAAAGACCTTATTCTGAAAGGTAAGGGTTTCATTGACTATACGAGTCAATGCCTTATTTACAACGAGAACACCGGGCGTGCTGATTCATGGGTTCCGTCTATTAGCGATGTGTTTGCCGATGATTGGGAGATTGTTCAATAGCCTATTGCCACGTGTAGAAAATGTAACGGGTGCGTTGGATGTCTGTAACGCTGGCGCACCTTGCTAAATAAGTAAATAGCATGAAAGTACCAATAGATAATATGACTTTCGCTGAAAGCGAATACCTTAGAGGAAATAAAGTATGGAAAGCCCAAACGTTATACGATTTTGCTAAGGCAAAAGAGTATCCAGTTATGGATATGCCACTTTGGAATATCGACTTGACGACAGAGCCGTTTGAGTGCAGCCAGCTTCACAACTTCATATTCCAATGCAAGCGTGTGCGTGACTGTTCCCTTGATTATCCTATCCTATTGGATGAGGTAGGACAAATAGCAGACGGTTATCATAGGTTGTGCAAAGCCATCTTGGAAGGCAAAGAGACGATTAAGGCTATCCGTCTATTGGAAATGCCCGCACCCGATAGAATTGAAGAATAATGGCAAAGAAAGTAACACCTCAATCCAATTATCATTGCCGGGATTGTGCGCATAGTTACGACTGGCACGAGAAGAACTTGAAAGGTGAGTTCTTCATGTGCCGTTGTCCATTTTTCACTTCCAGCCGCTTTCTTAACCGTGACATATGTGACAAGTTCAAGAAAAAGATGAGCCAATCTTAAAAACAGAACAATCTTTTTTGTCTTACCCCCGTGATTTTTCTGCCTACTTCAATAAATAGCTTAAAAAAAGAACAGTATGGCAAAGCCTAAAATTCCAAACCAGAAGAAAAAATATCAGGAACTCAACAGCCGGCTAAACAGATATGTTGCACTTGTTGAGCAAATATATGATACTCTTAACTTGGAAGCCGCCAAAGCTGTATTACGTACCGATTACTCCGCTGATAGCGACAAGCCTTTCAAATGGTCTGACTACCCTCAAACAAGAAAACAGATAGCTGACATTCAAATGCAGTTCGTTGATGATATTCATTCAGTTATCTATCGAGGAACATCCGAGGAATGGAAGAATAGTAACGAGGTGCAGGATTTGATAGCTGACAAGGTGCTGCAAGCATACGATGCCATTGTGGATAAGAAAAAATACACGGTGCTGTATCAGACAAACTCCGATGCGCTGAAAGCTTTTCAGAGCAGAAAGGATAAGGGGTTCAATATATCAGATAAACTTTGGAACCAATCGACCATCTACAAAGAAGAACTGGAAGCAGCCATTTCTTGTGCCATTCAGAAAGGCACAAGTGCGATTACGTTGAGCAAGCAAATCTCCAAATACCTGCTCGACTTCCCATCGCTGAAAAAAGACTACAAAGAGAAGTATGGAAGTGCGAAGCATTTGCTGGATTGCGAGTATCGTTCTATCCGTTTGGCTGCTTCTGAAATAAACATGGCTTACCGTACTGCCGAAAACGAGCGTTGGAAACAGATGGATTTCGTGGTAGGGTACGAAATAAAGCTAAGCTCTTCACATCATCACCGTATGCCGCATGGTGATATATGCGATATGCTTGCAGGGAGATATCCAAAAGACTTTGTTTGGACTGGTTGGCACCCGAATGACCTTTGTTATAAAATCCCCATCCTCAAAACAGAAGAAGAATTCTGGGAATGGGATGGGCTTAGCGATGTTTCTACAGAAAGTATTAATGAAGTAAAGGATATTCCTGACGAATTTAAAAAATGGGTACTTGACAACCAACAAAAGATTGAGAAAGCGCGGGAAAGAAACACCTTACCTTATTTTTTGAGAGATAACAAATCAATTGTTCAGAATATAAATACTGAGAATTCAGCTAAAGAGCTTGTTAATCGTGCTTCTTTAGTTGGGAAGGAGGTACAAAGTTTAGCAGAATCCATCGCTAAAAATAATAAAGGATTTGTAACTCCAATCAATTACAAAAGCATTTCATCAATAGTAAGAAAAGCGACAACGGAGGGTATAACTCCATACGATATAAAAGACGCAGTTAGGACGACAATCATAGTTCCCAAATCACAAATAGATCAAGTCTTGAACGAACTATCTGAAAACGATTCGTTTGTGCGACTGAAAAGACAAAAACCGGAATCATTTATGGGATATAGTGGCAATATAGTTAATATTCAAACATCTAACGGATTAATTGCTGAGATTCAAGTTAATACAGATCGTATGATTTATGCCAAAGAAAAACCAGAAGACGCAAAAAGAATTCTTGGAGAAAAACGTTGGAAAGAAATACAGGAGCAAACAGGTATGGAAGGTGGATTAGGACATAAATATTATGAAGAATGGCGAGTATTAGACAAAGCTGATAAAAAAGCGCAAAAAATAGCTGAAAAATCAATCGAATATTATAGTCATTTCCAATAAAAATCACTATCTTTACATATAAAAATGAACCAAAAGGAATTATATAACAAATTACAGTCAGGCGAAACGGTCTATTTGCTGGACGATTTTGAGGAAGCCGTTATCCGTTTATATCTCGATAACGATCAAACAAAATCATATATAAAACATCATGGACGTAATGAGATGGAAATTCCGCAATCCAATGAGACTGTTTGTGATATAATTCTTGGAGGAAAAGAAATTTCAAAATCAGAATATGACAAATACTAGTACTTTATTAGAAAAAGCTCTTCAAATAGCAACAGACGCGCATATTTATCAAGTTGACAAAGCTGGAGCACCTTATATTTTCCATCCTATCCGTGTTTCAAACAGATGCTCTACTGATGAAGAAAGAATTGTTGCTTTGTTGCACGATACGATAGAAGATACTGAAGTTACTGCTGAATATTTACTAATGGAAGGATTTCCTCGTAATATCGTTGATGCCATTCTTTCTGTCACCCGCAACAAAGATGAAAGCTATGAAGATTTTATCAAGCGTTCCCGCTTTAATCCGATTGGAAGACAAGTAAAGTTACACGATTTAGAAGATAATATGGACATTACCCGACTGGAGCAAATTACAGAGAGCGATTTATCAAGGCTGAATAAATATCTAAAGGCTTATAAGTATCTCAAAGAATAACTACTGATGTACAATTACATTCAGTTTCACGGCACGGAGTACAAGATTACTTTCGTGCCGTGCGTTTTATTATAATAGTTTAACACTTAAAGTGAAGTAAAAAGAATCACTTTTCGTATATTTGCATAAAGCATGTGAAGTTACATGCAACCGAACTTGTCGTGAATACATTCATTGCTCTTAATGTATGATTAAGAAGGTTGACGGTCTGCTTGCATGTAATGTTTTGCAGGCCGTTTTTATTAATTAAAACATTGTACAATGGATAGAAAACAACAGGTTTTGTTGAAATTGAAACCGAAAGTGAAGGCGTTCGGGTTCAATAAAAAGGAACTAATGAGTGTCGCTGCCAAGATTGCCGACAATCTAACTTCCACAGATGATGCCTCCGACGAGGATGTAAACGCAGAAATAGATACAGCTATTGATGCGGTTCTCCCCTACTTGCAAGTCAGCCAGTCTTTTGCAAACCGAGTAATCGAAGAAAACCGCAAAAAGAATGACGATGACGGAACCGATGGCGACGATGATCCATCATCGAATACTTCAAACAATCGTCAGACGGGTTCAAATAAAAATGATCCTCAACAAAATAAAAAGAATGATGATGCTCCAGCATGGGCAAAGGGATTGCTTGACAAGGTTGATACACTTACCAATGAAATTTCGGTATTGAAAGGTGAAAAAGTCACTACATCAAGAAAATCCAAGCTCAACGAGTTGCTCAAAGATTCGGGTTCTTTCGGCAGTCGCATCCTGAAAAGTTTCGACCGCATGAAATTTAAAACCGAAGAGGAGTTTGACGAGTTTTATTCGGAAGTTGAGGAAGACCTGAAGAATTACAACCAAGAACGTGCAGATGCTGGTTTGTCTACATTGGCTAATCCGCCTGCCGCAGGTGGTAAAAGTTCGGGAAAACAAGATGAAGTGATTAGTGACGCTGAAATCAAAGCGTTGGCTGACACATTCTAAACATTAACAAAAAACTAAGTATTAAAAATGGGTGCAACAGCAAATTTAGCAAGTGAATTGCAGGTGATTACTTCCGGTCTTGATTCGGTTGTAATCAGACGATACGGTGCTGGTATCATTGGTGGTCGCACACTTGATGTCAGTGGTTATCCATATGATGTAATTAAGGCTGGTCATGTTATTATCGCATCAGATGATGATGAAACACTATTCAAACCTATGCCGTTAAAAGAATCGGATTATGATAAATATGACACATTGCCAGGTAGTCATCATTATGTAGGTGTATTGGTAAGAAGCGTTACAAAGGATGCTCCTTTAGCAGCAATCATGTACGATGGTGAAGTGAATGATAAAGCAAGTCCGTATTCAGTGGATAGTATCAAAGCCGAAATGAAGACGGTCTTGCCCGGATTAGTATTCATGCACGATTAAAAAAGGGAATAAAAAATGGTACAATCACAATTTGTGGAATACATCAGAAAGATTTTTCCGAGACTTCAGAACGTAGTAGATACGGTAAATGGCAAACGTAATGGAGAACAGAAACGTACATATCTGCACAAGACAATGTTGAGAAAAGTTTACTCGGCTGACCAAAAATGGTCTAATGCAGCAGTAAACACTACTTACGTTGCCGCAGATATGGTGTCTATGAACTCACCTCTTCCGATAAAGAGCCGCGATGCCATTGCTCACGCCAATGGTTCTCTGCCGAAAATCGGTATGAAAAAAATCATGTTTGAATCGGATATCAATGCCGTTAACATAATGAAAGCGCAAGGTGCGGAATGGACTAATATCGCTAACAAACTTACATCTGATCCGATAGCTTGTTCTGTCGGTATTGATGAACAGAATGAAGCGAACTTTTTGACCGGATTGTCCAATGGTATTGTGGCTGTAGAAGATGAAAACAATACTGGTACGGCTTTGCGTATCAACTTCGGTTATTTGCCTGAAAACTGTTTTGGTGTTGAGACACAGAATGAACTTACGCTTGATGACATTAAGCGTGTATTAGCTAATGCTGACAATAACGGTGACACAATCATTACTATTGCCATTGCGTTGTCAACTTATAACAAGTTGCGTCAAACACAAGGAGCAAAAGAACTGGTGGCTAATTATCGCGGTCAGACCTTTGATAGTAGCACTAAGCTTCCCGTTCCTACAGCTTCATTGTTTGACGAAGCATTTGCGGATGATAACAACGGTGTCAGATTCCTGAAGATTGACCGTTCAATCATCTCAGAGAAGAACGGCAAAAGGAAACCGTACAAGCCATGGAACCCGAACAAGTTGATTTTCCTTACCACAGAAGAAGTCGGTGCTTTGGTGTGGGGAACGCTTGCGGAAAAGACAAATCCGGTAGAGGGTGTTGTTTATTCAACCGTTGATGAGTACAAACTCATCAGCCGTTACAGAACAACGGAGCCGTTTACCGAAACTACGAGTGGGCAGGCTCTTGTGCTCTCTGTTATTGAGAACGTGGATCAAATCTACTCTCTTGATATTTCGGAAGCTCAAGCGGTGGATTCTTCAGCCGAATCTTCTGACAGTACGGATGTGAAAATCACTATTTGGGGAAATGCTTACAAGAAGCCGGAGTTTGTCAAGGAATTCAATAAAATAACAGGCAAAAATCTAGCTTCAACTATTGCAGATGACAAGCTGATTGCCGCCGTGAACAGGCTGAATGACTTTGACGAAGCGAAATTGAAATCCGCAGTTGAATCTCATAAATCAGAATAAGCCATGAAGACAATACAGCAAGCTCTCATAGACGAAATACACTATCCGATTTCTATTGGGTTTGTAGAGAATGTGATGATTAAACGTAATCTCAATGGCGATGATGAGTTTGATTGCGACATAGCTCATTCCAACGAATATCAAGGGGCTTTAGCTGATTGTCTTTGGTCTTTGGTTCAGGCTATCAATTTCTCTGAAGCGGACAAGTCCTTCGGGGCTTTGTCCGATAAAGACAAGGAACGTATTTTGTTACGTGTTAACTCTATCTACAAGACTATTGGTGAACCTTTAGTAGAACTGGAGGCAAAACCAACGGTATATGTAGGTGATTGTTTGTTGTAGAATGGCAGTATTGAATAGAAAACCCCACCGTTTGTCATATCTTGTATCCGGTTCTGGATATGATGACGAAAATGGCGATTATCATCCCGGTTCCTCTGAATGGAAAGGCGCGATACCTTGTGATGCCGTACCTGCTGGAAAAGCGGAACAAAGAGAGTTTGAGGATGGTGTTGTAAGAAGCTATTCATACACTGTTTATCTTCCAAGTGATTGTCATACGTTTACTATTGGAGACAGGGTTAAGATTAATCTTATCGGAGAAATTGAAAGAGAATTTGAAGTGAAAGGTTTTCATCGTTACCAGCTTCAGTGTAAAATTTGGGTTTAGGATATGGGTATAAGAATGGCTACCAAACTTGATGAAATTCATAATACACTTATGAAGGAGTCACAACGGGTTGAAAGATTAACAATACGCGCTTTGTCGTATCTCGGTGAACAATGTGTGACTAGAGTACGCGACAGGGAAGGTGATAAAAGTTGGTATGACCGGTCCGGTAATCTTCGTAGTTCGGTAGGTTATGTAATATCCCATAATGGTAATATTGTCCAATACTCAGACTTTAACCAAATAAAGCAAGGTTCAGAAGGCGTAAAAGTTGGAAAAGATCTAGCTGAGGAAATCGTAAAAAGATATTCTAATGACTATGTGCTTGTTATAGTTGCCGGAATGAACTATGCTGAATATGTGGAAGCGATGGATAACAAGGATGTGCTTGCGTCAACGGAGCTATGGGCAATAGACCAAGTTCCCAAGATGCTTGAAAAATTAAAGAGACAGATTGCCAAATGATGAAATCAGATATTGATATTGCAAAGTTCGTTTATCACAAGATTAAAGGTAGTAGCCTTGAAAGTGATATTACTGGAAAATTGAGTGACAGGGGAAGACCTAACAAGTCAGACAGAGAGGATATTGTTATATCTGTTCTTGCTAATGAAGGATGCGGTCAGATTCAGCGGGCTTATGTGAATGTCAATGTTTATGTTAGGGACCAATGGAATGCTAGAACAAAGGCATGGGAAAAGAATACCCAACGTGTCGGTGAATTATGCGAATTATGCAAGTTCCTTTTTTTTATACGGAAAGATGAGTATCATACTGTGCCTTCGAAATGCAGTCAGAAAACCAATCCAACAGGTGTTTCTTTTGAGGATGGACACACGGAACATTTCATCAACAACAAACTGTATATTGAAATAAATAACGAATAAGTATTAACTATATTAAGCAATATAGAACTATGGCAGTAATCGGATGGGGTAAGCCCCGTATTTTTATTAAAGACCTTGATGCAGTATCACCTGCATGGGAAGAATTGCCTACTCCGGTAGAGGATTCCACACAGTTGACAACGACAAAAGGTGACAAGAAAGAAGCAAAGATTGAAGGAGGAGAGAACGAGGATGTAAAGTATGGAAAAAACACCTATGCTCTTACTTTCAATATTCGTGCTGCAAAAGGGCGTAAGCGTCCTATAAGTGATAGTGATGGAGTGGTAGCACATAATTATGCTGTTGCTTTACAGCCTGAAGATCCTGATGTTCAGGGATTCTGTATGGAGAAAACTACCGTTTCTGTTGAGGATTCATTTACAGCGGCAGATGGTGGTATTTGGGCGTATACTTTTGATGCCTTGAAGCCGGGGTCGGACAAAAAACAGATTCAATGGGGCAAGATTATAACAACGCCTACTTCTGGTAAGCCGACTAAGATTGAATGTGATCCGGAAGACACATCCGGAGATGGAGATAAATTTGAAGTTGCTCCCAATTCTGGTGGGTAATAAGTTTTTGATAGGTAATGCCAAGCGTGGGGGCTTTGTACTCACGTGCTTTGCGGAAATGGTGTAATGGATGCACACATATCAACCAGATATGAGGTCACAGTCCGAATCTGTGTTTCCGCTCGATTTTGAGAATTTGATTTGTTGTTCATATGTCTTTTCATGCCGGTTGTCTGTGAAGATATCCGGCATTAATTAAAAAAACAAGAACCGTTATGTTAGAAGATGGGAAACTTATAGACATGGACATTGCGGATACTATAATTGAACGTCCGCATGGTTTTAAAGTAAATCAACGTCAGTTTTATCTATATCCGGTTACTCTTGGAAAAACATACCTAATATCAAGGCTTGTGGAGTGTCTTGGCATAAATCTGGAAATTATCAAGGCTAATCCGTATATGGAAGCGTTGAGAATATGTCAGGAAAAAAAAGAAAGCGTGTGCCGTATTTTGTCCTATCATACCATCAATAAGAAAGATGAGCTGTTTGACTGCAATCTCGTACAGGAAAGGTGCGATTTCTTCTGCAAGGAGCTTGACGATGACAGCATGGCACAACTGTTGGTTATGGTATTGCCTGAAGGAGACATATCAGCATATATAAAACACCTTGGAATAGATAAGGAAAAAGAATGGCAAGCAAAAGCCATGAGAGCCAAGAAGGATAATAATTCTCTTACATTTGGCGGCAAAAGCATATATGGCACATTGATAGATACAGCTTGTCAACGGTATGGATGGACTTTTGAATATGTTGTTTGGGGTATTAGCTATGCCAATTTGCAATTGCTTCTTGCCGATTCCGTAACGTCCATATATTTGTCTGACGAGGAACGTAAGCGAATTAACATACCTCAAGACCGTAATGTAATCAATGCCGATGACCCTGCAAATATGGCAAAAATTAAAGCTATGAAATGGGATTGAATACAACAAATAGAACAGTGTGAAAAATAAAATGCAAAAAAAATACGGGGGTTATACAAAAACTCCCGTATTTTATCGGTGAAATAGAACAATGCCATAGTTTAAAACTATGATCATGTGTATTTATTTTATATTTCGATTTTATCGAAACTATCTATAGAACCATTGGCAGAGAAATGCAATTCCCAGCATATCACCTCATTGTAGTTTGTTGACCAACCTCCAATACTAGGAACTTGAATTGAGTTGTTTCTTAGAACTTGATGATACATTTTATTTCCGATATAGATATAGAAAAAATTTAAAGGATATTTTGCGGCACTACCTTTTGTTGCTGATTTTACCCCAGCATTAAAGGAATTAAATGTTCTTGTGACATTTCCAAAGTAAGAAGAATATGATGTAATGGATTTACCTGCCAACGTGTTGCTTTTTGATACTATGGCTTCATTTGACTTTGTAAAAGTCATGTCTTTGCTATTAGTTTTTCCATACAGGTCGGTATATGAAACTTGCACCTTCATCTCTGTCTTAGATATGTTTTTAATAGTATAGACTGTTTTTCTATTAAAGTAATTATTTGAACATGTAACCTCGTTTTCTGTTTGTTTATAGTCTCCACTGTCAATAAATTCATCTGCTATATATGCGGAATAAAATTCATCTTCTCCAAATGAAACAAAATAATTTCCACTTTCCCAAGTTCCAACAATGGAAGATAAAGGCGGATTTCCATTTCCTGTCTCTCCATCTTTTTGTATTTCATTGTCATCTGAACAAGCTGTTAAAAAAAACATAGACAACATTGCCATAAAAAATAAAATTCTTTTCATAATGTACGCTTTTAATAATTATTTTCCCATTGCTAATTTTAATGCTTCTTCAAGTCTGTCTGCATATTTGAATATATCATCCATGTTGTCAATCTGAATCCATTCACAACTCTTATATTGGTCTGCCGGTATTCCTATTTGCTTTTTTCTTGCTCCGATAGAAACACGGCATATCCAGAACCATTGGCTGTTATCGATATTTACAACGAAGTAACTTTTATAGTCTTTATAGGTTATGCGTGCCACATCCACGCTTTTTCTTAAAATGCTTCTTACGATGTTGTAGGCATCTAATTCCTCTTGTGTTGTTACGACACCGGATTCTTTATCCATGTATACAACTCCGTCCGGGAGTTTCTCTTCTGTATCTTCTGTGGAAGTATTTATGGATGTATTGTCTATTGTTTGGAGTGAGTCAGATGTTTGCTCGCTGTTTTTTATAGCTGTATTTAGTCTATCTGAAATAATATCATTAATAACAGATGTGATGGATTTCTTTACGAGTGGTGTAAACATATCTATCACCTTCGATGTGATTTGACCTGAAGTATAGGCTTGACGTGCGAAGAATCGAACAAATTCTGCTGTAGGTGATGCAAATTCGTTATTCAATATTGATTTTATTTCTGTCGTGTATTTCAATTCGTTTGCCGTACTTAGAACATCCTCTTCATTGTAATATGACTTATGGAATTTCTTTAGTTGCTCTATATCCGCATCTGATAAGTCAAGCATGTTCACGATAAGAAAAGGTTTCTCATCCATAATATTGATTTTCTCCAAGTCGGTGTAAAATCTATATTCTATCCCATTGGTAAGCACGCCAAAACGGGCTTTTGACGCTACAAAATATTTTTGTAGTTGGGTGTCATGCAGGTTTAGGTCTTGCTTGCAGTGTTTGCATTCTATAAGAAGTATAGGATTTTCATCCTTCATTATGGCATAATCGATTTTTTCTCCTTTTTTCTTTATTAAGTCACAATCCATTTCAGGCACGACCTCAAAAGGGTTAAAAACATCGTATCCTAAGGCTGCAATCATTGGCATTATAAATGCGTTTTTTGTAGCTTCTTCTGTAGCTATCTTGTCTTTTTGTTTTTTTATATTATCAGATAGCTGTACAACTTTATCCTTAAAATCCATTGCTCTGCTTTTTACTTTGTGATATTATACAAATGTAATTTATATAATAATATAAACAAAATTAAAGATGGGAAAAATAAACCGTTGAATATATTTTGTATGTTTTGTGGCTCCAACTATGTCATTTTATTGTTATATTTGCAATGCCGTGTGATGTTGCACGGAACTATTTCTATCGAAAAGACCTATGGCTGGAATACATTTTGACATTACAGGTGATAATTCTAATTTCTTACGTAGACTTCGTGAAGTAGAGAATGGTGTAAAAAACACGTCCAAGCAAATAGAGCAAAGCGGTTTAGGTATTGAAGAACTGTTTAACCGTATGACTAGAGCTGCCGCAGCATTCGGAGCTGGTTTTACTGCAAAAGAATTAATTTCAAATATTGCACAAGTCCGAGGAGAATTCCAACAATTGGAAGTTGCATTTAAGACAATGCTTGGCAGTGAGGATAAGGCGAATGCCCTCATGCAGCAATTGGTAAAAACGGCTGCTACCACTCCTTTTGACCTTCAAGGCGTAGCAAATGGAGCTAAACAACTTCTTGCTTATGGAGAAAATGTTGAAAACGTAAATGACGACTTGATACGTCTTGGAAACATAGCCGCCGGCCTTTCTCAGCCACTTGGTGATATTGTGTATTTGTATGGTACTACCATGACGCAAGGACGGTTATATACCGCAGATTTAAATCAGTTTACAGGTCGTGGTATTCCTATGATTCGCGAATTGGCAAAAGTATTCGGAGTAGCAGAAAATGAGGTAAGAGGGCTAGTTGAAGCAGGGAAAGTGGGATTCCCGGAAGTCCAGAAAGTCATCCAAAACCTTACAAATGAGGGAGGAATGTTCTACAACCTTATGCAAGAACAGTCCAAGACAATCACTGGGCAAATTTCTAATATAGAGGATGCTGTTTCCACCATGTTCAATGAGATAGGGAAAGCCAATGAAGGAATTATAAACGAAGCTCTGTCCGGTGTTTCTTATTTGGTTGAGAATTATGAGAAAGTGGGAAAAGTTCTTGTTGGTCTTGTAGCAACTTATGGCGTATATAAAGTGGCTGTGATGACAGTCACGGCTTTGCAAGCTTTACAAGCTTCAGGTATTGCCGCTCTAACTATTGCCGAACGTGCCCACTACGGATGGCTGGTCTTGCAGACAACAGCACAAAAAGCTTTGAACGCTGTCATGCTTACTAATCCGTATGTGTTATTGGCAACTGCTGTTGTAGGGCTTGGAGCTGCAATGTGGACATTTCATGATTCCACAACAGAATCAGAAAAAGCATTGGACCGTTTCAATAAAAAGCAGGAAGAAGCGCAAAAATTAGAACAGGAACATAAACAAAAGATTGATTCTCTTGTTCAAAGCTCCCGTGACATTGCTTTGTCTGATTTGCAACGTGGGCAAAGTCTTGCAGAATTACGTAAAGAATATCCTAAAATATTCGAACAGTATGATATAGAAAGTATCAAATTGGCTGATATTCTCAAACTGAAACAACAGATTGCAGCAGAAGATACAAAACGCGCCGGAGAAAAGCAGGAAAAAGAACTTTCAGACATCGAAGCAGAAATTAAGTATTACGAGAATCTTCTTAAATCCTTGTCTGGGCAACAAGGAATTGATGGGTATGTGAAGAAATTGAAAGATTTGCGTGCTGATAGGGATGTTTTATTACAAGAAAAAGGCAAAGGCATTTCCGAGCAGTTCATATCAGGACTAAACAATATTGATATAAGCAAGTTTGACCGTTACATTGCAGAACTTGAAAAGCGTATCAAAGGTAAGGGGGAAAATGGAAAAATCAAGTTACGATTACCTATTGACGTAAAAGGTTCATTGTCTGATGAAGCAATTTATGATGTAAAAGATATACAGACACTGATTGATACGGCAAAATCCAAGAAACAGTCACGTATTGATGAAGAAAAAAATAAAACTACATATCAGGAAGATTTGGCAAATGCTAAAGTCGAATGGGAGAAAGCGAAAAAAGGGTATGAGGCATTAATCAAAGATCAGACGGCTACATCGAAACAGGTGAAAGAAGCCAAAGATAAGATGGAGGCATCCGAAAAGACATACAAGGAGCTAGGCGGAGTAACCGGAAGCGCACTGACCAGACAGGAAAATCTAGCAAAAAAGCAAAAAGAAAATCAGGAAAAGCTGGACGGGCAACTTCTTTCACTTCACCGTCAGAACCAACAGGATGAAATCAACCTGATGAGAGAAGGCACGGAAAAGAAGTTGAAACAGATTGACCTTGATTATCAGAAACAGATTGATGCGATAAGAAAACAGGAGGAAGAATGGAGCAAAGCCGGTAATGGCAAGTTGACCGACAAGCAGGTACGGGAAATCTCGGAAGCTTATGCCAATGCCGAAAGCATGAGGGATAAAGATATTACTAATGTAACCAAGGAGCAACTTAAAGCCGAACAACAGGCTTTGAACGATTACTTGAAAGAATATGGCACGTTTCAGCAACAGAAATTGGCTATCGCCCAAGAGTATTCGGAAAAAATAAGGAAAGCACAGGAAGAAAGCGGTGCTAATAGTGCACAAGTAAAGTTGCTGGAGAAACAACGTGATGTTGCCATACAGAACAAGGAAACGGAAGCCATAAAAGCCAATATAGATTGGGTTACTGTGTTTGGTGAGTTTGGTTCCATGTTTTCCGACATGGTAAAGCCTGCCTTGGACGAAGCTAAAAAGTACATCCAAACCGACAAGTTCAAAAACTCCGATCAGGCAAGTCAGAAATCATTGATTGACGCCATCAGTCAGATGGAAAAGTCTTTGGGTGGTACAAGTGGAGTCAACTTCAAGAAACTTGGAGAGGATGTAAAAGCCTATCATAGAGCCGAGCAAAACCGTATCAATGCCGTAGGAATCGAAACGGATGCCTTGGAGAAACTTCAAAAGGCGCAAGAAGACTACGCCAAGGCACAGAAGGACGGAACGGAAAGTGAGAAACAAGCCGCTGCAAACGCTCTTGAAACAGCGCAGCAGAATGCTGACATTGCATCCGCCAATGTAAAGACACAGACTGATATCGCCAATCAGGCCCAGCGTAATATGACTGATACCGCCACCAGACTGAAAACAAGTATGGAAAATTTGTTGGGAGGCTTGCAGCAGATTTCATCCGGAGGGTTGTATAACGCATATAGTGGAATTATCAAAACCGTGAACGGATTCAAGGACGTCATAGGTAAGACATCGGAATCGCTTCAAGAAGTTCCCATTGTCGGATGGATTTTGTCTATTATTGACGTACTCAAAGACGGATTGAGTGATCTTGTCGGTGGTCTGCTTGATGCTGTTCTAAATGCGGTCAGTGGGATTATCAGTGATGTTTTGTCTGGAGACTTGTTTGTTACAATTGGGAATTCATTGAAAAATGGAATAGGTAATATCCTTAATGCGATTTCTTTCGGTGGTTTTAATTCTTTGTTTGGTATTGGCGGTAATAAAAAAGAGGTCGAGGAAGCTATCAACAGATTGACAGACCGTAACGAAACGTTACAAACTGCCATTGAAGACTTGACTGACGAAATGAAGGCAAGCAAGGGAACGCAGTCTGTTGCCGCATACCGGGATGCTTATAAGTATCAAAAAGAAACTATTGATAATTATAAGCGTATAGCGCAGGAACAAGCACGTTATTCTGGTTCTCATCATAGTTGGAATTATTATTGGGGCGGTTTTTCTCAGGAACAGATAGACCGTCTGAGTGGAAAGATTGGTCGTGATTGGAATGGTGATATCTGGAATCTTACCCCAGAAGAAATGAAAATGCTCCGTGAGACAGTAGATATGTGGGAAACCATTCAGAATACCGGCAAAGGTGGATACGGTGATCGTCTGACTGATAAGTTGAATGACTATATTGATCAAGCTGGTACGTTGGAAGAACTGACGAATGAACTTTACGAGGGTCTGACTGGAATGTCATTTGATTCTATGTATGATAGTTTTGTAGACAATCTTATGGATATGAAATACGATGCGAAGGCAGCATCGGAAGATATATCAGAATACTTTATGCGTGCCATGCTTTCCAATAAGATTGGTGAGTTATACAGTGAAAAGTTGGAGGAATGGTGGGAAAAGTTTGGTGCCAGCATGGAGGATAACGAGCTGACCGAAGAGGAAAGGAAAGCCTTGCAAGATGAATATATGAAGTATGTGGATGAAGCCATGAAACTTCGTGATGAGCTTGCTGCCGCAACCGGATATGACAAGATTTCACAGGAATCCTATTCCCAATCTTCTTCATCAAGAGGGTTTGGCACTGAAATGACACATGAAGATGCAGGAGAACTAAGCGGTAGGTTTACAGCATTGCAGGTTTCAAATGAGGAAATAAAGAGCCAGATGATAAATGTTGTTGTCGGCATAGGATCTTTGATTTCTATTTCAACGGAGGGCAATGCTACGTTGGGTAACATCTTGAATCAGCATGTGATTACTAACGGTTATTTGGAAGATATCGTAAAATACACAAAGCCTATCCTTGAGTTAGGATCGAAATTAGATAAAATAGTAGATAATACTAAAAATATGTAACATGGAAGGAGAATTTTATATAAATGATAAGGATTCTTATACCACATGGGGAATAAGTATGGATACTTCTTCTTTGTCGGCGTTAATGGCACCACCACCGATGAAAGAATTTATAGAAAACAAGTCACGTCTGGAAAACGGTAAGCGAGTTATAACTTCAAATTCTAAGATTGACGAAAGGAATATTACACTTACATTTAATCTTACGGCTAAAAGCGAAGATCAGTTTTTCGCTAGATATAATTCTTTTTGTGAAGAACTCGCCACTGGGGTTTTGCATATCAGAAGCAAATATCAGCCAAATGTTGTGTATAAGACAATTTATTTGTCATGTAACCAATTTACACAGTTTATGAGGGGAATCGCTAGTTTTTCCTTGAAATTAGTGGAGCCTAATCCTGCGGATAGGACAACATGATTTTTTCTTTAAATATAATTGCTATCATGTAATTTATTTGTATATTTGCTACATAACATTGTATGAAGCTATACAATACTCGTATGGGACTAATAGACATTAAAAACATATCAGGGGATATTCGTTTCTCCACAGACTTCAACGTTGGTTCGATAGGTCGTTATTCATTGGGTAAGGAGGATTACATTACTCTTCCTTTTAACGTCCTAACTCCTATTAATTTTAAGATGGGTGATTATGTGGACTTGTCGGGGATATTAGATGAATCCCTAGGTGGTAAATTCGCAAAGATATATGAAATTGTAGATTTGCCGACACCTACTTATGACCAGTCTACGGGCGGCTATAATTACGAGTTGCGTCTTGATGCTTACTATTGGAAATGGAAAAATAAGAAATTTAAGTACATGCCGGAGGTGGCAGGCCAGGAAGCGTCTTGGAACCTTACTGCCTCATTGGATATGCAATTAGGTGTGTTCCTCCGAAACTTACAAGCTCTTGGTTACAAATACAGGGGTAATGATTTCGATTTTTCTATAGATTCGTCAGTAGAGAATTCAGCTAAGTTGATGTCTTATGAGAATATCAACCTGCTGGATGCTCTTACTAACATGGCAGAAACGTGGAATTGTGAGTGGTGGGTAGAAGATAATATTATCCGATTTGGACGTTGTGAGAATGGAGATGCTGTTAGGATAGAGCTGGGTGTAGAAGCCCAAGAAATGCCACGCAGTGAAAGCCAAGGAACCTATGCTACACGTGTGTATGCTTTTGGATCAACAAGAAACATTCCTTCCAACTATCGGCCTGTTGATGAAACAGTAGTGGTAAATGGTATTGTTCAAAAGCGGTTGATGTTACCAGAAGGAACACCGTATATTGATGCTTATCGGTATAAGGATGGTAAAAGGGTATATATTGGTGAAGAAGGTTATGATATAGGCACGGAAATGCCGCAGGAGGAAGCTATTGAAGATATTATATTCCTTGATGAAGTCTATCCACGTACTGAATGTGTTGTTGGTACGGTTGGCAGTTATACGTCTACGATAGAAGATGAAGAAACACAAGAAACAGTAACCCAGACATTTTATTATGTAACCGATACTAGTGGACTTGTCTTTGATGAAAGTTATATTATTGATGGAGAAGAACTTAGATTGGTATTCCAGTCTGGTTTACTTAATGGTATGGATTTCGGTGTAACATTTCATAAGGCTGGCACTAGTTTAGGAAGCGTAACACTTGAAAGTGATGTCTATGAAATTGTTGCCAATGATAATTATGGAAGGACATTGCCCGATGAAACATTAAAACCTACTACAGGAGATAAATTCATTCTTTACGGCTGGGATAGTACGAAGATAACGGACCTTGGCCTCGTATCAAATGCCGAGCAAGAATTAAGAGACAAAACGGTGGATTGTGTAAAAAAGATGATGGTTGATGATGGTACATACAATACTACCCTTGCATCATCATGGGTAAAAGAAAACATGATCAGCCGGACATTTGACATTGGCCAAAGAATAGAGCTTGTCAATAAATCTTTCTTTGAGACTAGTCGGATATCTAGAGTTATAGGTCTTGAAATAAAGCTTGATTTACCTTACGATGCTCCTGTATATACAATAGGTGAAAGCACAGCATATTCACGAATTGGAGAACTTGAAAATAAAGTTGACAATCTTACTTATAAAGGTCAGACGTACACTAATGGAGGTGGAAAAGGGGTTTATATAATCCGTACAAATGATTCGACTGCTCCTAGCAATAGTAATGTGTTCTCTGCTTTACGCTCATTAGCAATGTTCCTTCGTAAAGATATTTCAGACACCGCCAACGGTCTGATCACTTTCTTGAAAGGTATCATTGTCAAGTCGTATCTTAAGATAGGTGAGTTCATAACCGGCGTTTCAGGTGGATACATAGACGAAAAGGGCAATCTTGAAATGGAAAGCGGTGTATTTCGTAAGCGTTTGTTTGTTCCTGAAATAGCCTATAACCGTACAACCTATTTCAAAGGACGTATGGTAAACTCCCCCGGTGGTGGTTGTACCGTATTGTCATACGTGGATAACGGCGATGGAACCTACACCATCACTCCCGATCTGACGGACGCGGACGGATTGAGCCAGTTTGTTGATGATATCCTTACCACCTATTTTGTGACTAAGAATAGCGAAGGCAAGCTGAACGGATTTGAAGAGATGAAATTCCGGGTGACTGCCGCAGATTATACAGCCAAGAAGTTTACTGTCATTCCCCGTCCGGGGCATTCTGACTGGAAACCTGCCGAGCAGATGGTATTGGCGCAAACAGGTAACTTTACGGACCCGGAACGTCAGACCTATATACTTATTGATTCAGTCAACGGAAACAACTGTATTACATTCTTTGACAATGCCAACACTTGGGACCCGGAGCCGGCACAGATGCCTGCGTGGTTCGGCAAGAAAAAAGGCATGACTGTAGCCGGTATTAATGCGGACAATTACTCAGCCGTTCTTCAGAACATCATCATGACCGGGCTTATCTTTCAAGTTGATGAGATCACCGGACAGACAGTGCGTGTACCCTTGGACAAGGGTGAATGGGTTGCAGGGAAGTACGCCTACTATGACCGGGTGTCACATAACGGGGCTTTGTGGTTGTGTGTTGATGATAATGGAACAACAACAGAACCGTCAGATGATAATCCGGCATGGCTGAAACAAGTGGCGGAAGGGCAAAAGGGTGATCCGGGACTGTCTGTAATAGGTGGAGGTCATTGGGAATCCGCCAACACACCATATAGTGCCAATACAATGGTTACTCTTGCCAACTGTGTCTTTTTATCCAAGGTGGGAACCTCCAATCCTCCCATCAGAATATTGCGTGTCAAAGGTGGCAATTTCTTAAGAAAGAAGGACGGTGGTTATTATCTTGCCGGGAAACCTGCTGACTGGGAGGTTAACGAGGATTGGGATATGTTGCTTGACGGGCGTGAACTGAAAGGCGAGAGCATCACCTTCCTTGGTGAATTTGCCACGGCTCCTGCCAATCCGAAAAATGGTGATTCATACCGCAACACGACTGACCGGGCTACCTACATCTATCAGGACGGAAGATGGCAGCTCATGATATCGGACGGAAAAGACGGTAAGGGCTATGAGTATATATATACAAGAGGCAATATCATAGATAACACTCCTGAAAAGCCGGACAGTCAGCAGAAAGATGGTTATGTTCCGGAAGGCTGGACGGATAATTATCTTGGTACGGACGCAGACCATCAGGTTGAATGGGGTTGTACACGTTTTAAGGAAAACGGTGTATGGTCAGAGTTCAGCACTCCTGCCGTGGTGCATCGCTGGAGTAAGGACGGGGAGAATGCCATCATGGCGGACTTTGATAACGAGATGGTCAATGCAGCCCTTACTTCAGACGGGAAGGTCGTGTCCTCACAGACTTGGAATACAACTGTCAGTATGTGGTATGGAACGGAGAAGCTCACGCTTGACAGCATCACCTGTACACCTGACACAAATCTTCTGTGTGCGACAGACAAGAATACGGGAGTGGTGACAATATCGGTATCTGCCGGAGCTACTCTTGCTGCGACAAACACGGTGAAGATCACAATCAGGGCTACAAAGAACGGGCAGCAGTATTCCCGTGATCTGACATTCACTGTAGCCGGGGTCCGAGGAGGTGCGAATGGTACAGATGCCGTATTATACAGTATTGTCGTTTCCGCCAGCTCGGTAAGCAAGGACAAAAAAGGGAACTACAGCGTGTCTTCCGTATCATGTTACAGGCAAAAGTCAGTGGGAGGCGTGATATCCACCACAACAGACGGTACATTGAAATACAGCATAGACGGTGGAACAGAAACTACCATAAACAACAATACAGCCATATCAAGCGGAAACTTTACGAAGACATTGAAGTTTATCTTTTACGTAAATGACCGTGTAGTGGATGTTGAAACCGTACCCATGATTGTGGACGGGAAGGACGGTGCCACAGGTCCTCAGGGTATTCCTGGAACACCGGGAAAGGATGGGGCTGATGGTGAGAGCATTACAGCCGCAGGTCATTGGGAATCCGCCAATACACCATATAGTGCCAATACAATGGTTACTCTTGCCAACTGTGTCTTTTTATCCAAGGTGGGAACCTCCAATCCTCCCATCAGAATATTGCGTGTCAAAGGTGGCAATTTCTTAAGAAAGAAGGACGGTGGTTATTATCTTGCCGGGAAACCTGCTGACTGGGAGGTTAACGAGGATTGGGATATGTTGCTTGACGGGCGTGAACTGAAAGGCGAGAGCATCACCTTCCTTGGTGAATTTGCCACGGCTCCTGCCAATCCGAAAAATGGTGATTCATACCGCAACACGACTGACCGGGCTACCTACATCTATCAGGACGGAAGATGGCAGCTCATGATATCGGACGGAAAAGACGGTAAGGGCTATGAGTATATATATACAAGAGGCAATATCATAGATAACACTCCTGAAAAGCCGGACAGTCAGCAGAAAGATGGTTATGTTCCGGAAGGCTGGACGGATAATTATCTTGGTACGGACGCAGACCATCAGGTTGAATGGGGTTGTACACGTTTTAAGGAAAACGGTGTATGGTCAGAGTTCAGCACTCCTGCCGTGGTGCATCGCTGGAGTAAGGACGGGGAGAATGCCATCATGGCGGACTTTGATAACGAGATGGTCAATGCAGCCCTTACTTCAGACGGGAAGGTCGTGTCCTCACAGACTTGGAATACAACTGTCAGTATGTGGTATGGAACGGAGAAGCTCACGCTTGACAGCATCACCTGTACACCTGACACAAATCTTCTGTGTGCGACAGACAAGAATACGGGAGTGGTGACAATATCGGTATCTGCCGGAGCTACTCTTGCTGCGACAAACACGGTGAAGATCACAATCAGGGCTACAAAGAACGGGCAGCAGTATTCCCGTGATCTGACATTCACTGTAGCCGGGGTCCGAGGAGGTGCGAATGGTACAGATGCCGTATTATACAGTATTGTCGTTTCCGCCAGCTCGGTAAGCAAGGACAAAAAAGGGAACTACAGCGTGTCTTCCGTATCATGTTACAGGCAAAAGTCAGTGGGAGGCGTGATATCCACCACAACAGACGGTACATTGAAATACAGCATAGACGGTGGAACAGAAACTACCATAAACAACAATACAGCCATATCAAGCGGAAACTTTACGAAGACATTGAAGTTTATCTTTTACGTAAATGACCGTGTAGTGGATGTTGAAACCGTACCCATGATTGTGGACGGGAAGGACGGTGCCACAGGTCCTCAGGGTATTCCTGGAACACCGGGAAAGGATGGGGCTGATGGTGAGAGCATTACAGCCGCAGGTCATTGGGAATCCGCCAATACACCGTATGCGAAGAACAGCACAGTATCGTTTGCCGGAGGATCTTACTTAAGCAAGGTTCAAACTTCCAATCCGCCACTTCCGCCTCTTCGTGTGAGAGGTGGAAGTTATCTAAGGAAGAAGGATGGCGGTTACATACTTTCCGGGAAGAGATCGGATAAGGCTGTCAACTCCGACTGGCAGGAAATGACTTCCGGTGTTGAACCATCTCCATCATATTGGCTTGACAGCCCGGTAAGCACAATAAACTTTACCAGTACGGGCACACCGTCACCGTCAGCGTTTGTCGTTACCATGAAACAGAATGTAGGCGGTAATGTGAGCGATACGAACAGGTTCTATCTTGCTGCACGCAAATACAACGGAAGCTGGCTGGCTCACGTAGGTGCTACCCTAAGCAATCAGATATCCGTACCTGCGACAGCCGGATACACCCAGTTTACCGTCCGGGCTTATCAATCCGCATCGGACGCGAACGCATGGAATAATAATTTTGTCGCTGAAAAAGGGGTGGGTGTTGCAAATGATGGCGCCATAGGAGCAACTGGAGCGACAGGGGCTTCTCCAAGAGATATGGGAGTATTCCAATCTGGTACTAGCTATGTATGGAACGCCAGCTATCGTGACAAGATCATCTACAAGTTCAATGGCGTGTATTATAATTTCCTTGTGCGGAACTATGGTGCCAGTGTAACCGCCGCCCCTACATCTGTCAACGGGGATTCCAATTGGGAAGCCATGCAGAAGTTTGTTAATATCGCCACTGACACCCTGTTTGCTACAGGAGCCAATATATGCGGATTCATGTTCACATATAAAGGAATGGATGCCAACGGCATACCTTTTGGAGATATAAAATCACAGAAGTCAACCAATGGTGTGCCCAACCTGATACTGAATTCCGAATCCGGTTATATTCATGGCATTAATATGGACATAGAAGGAGGACGTATCGGTCCGTTCTCCATCGCTTCGGGGATGTTGTCCTCAAAGATCCTTTATGAAAATGAAACAAATAAATACGTCGGTTTCAATTTGTCTGCCGGACAAATTGAGTTTTATAACGAAAGGACATTTGCAAACGTAAGAATCGGGGGAAACACGCAGTTTGTCACCATTGAAGGGATTAAGTATGATGCTGGAATTGACATACAGAGTCCAAATGCCATGATCGGAATGCACATCAAGACTCCGAGCATTCCTCTATTCGTGGAGGGAGGTAACATTTTCCTTCATCCGAACAATGACAGCTATGTTTCTCTTCGTGGCATAGTTGGCAACTGGAGGAACATATCCGTCAGCACCTCCCTGAATAACAATGATGACAATGTGATGTTTATTAATACGGGTAATATAGAAGTGACACTTCCTCCGGATGTTCCGGGACATACTATATACTTCAAACGTATGAGCGGCGGAGTAAGATTGACAGGAGGACGGATCCTGCCTGCTCCCGGAGGACAGGAGGTGTCTTATATTGATTTGGATTATGCATCCGGCTTCATTACGTGTATGGGTAATTATTGGGTTATGTTTTATTGCGGATAATTTAAATATAAAGTATGAGAATAAATTTTGCACAATTTCCTATTTACGACGGGATTAAAAAAGAAAAGCTTATAGCCAGTAACATCACTGAGGCCTTCGGTGACTGGATATATAAGAACGTAGCGGGCTTGAAGGCGCATCTCCTTGCGGAGAAAATCTTCAAGTCGACTGTAGATGGTGTGGTACTTGACGAAGAGGAGGTGGATATCATAAGACGTTCTACCCCTATGTTGTCCGGCTTGCTGGCCGATTCGTTGAATGATTATCTGGATAAAAAAGAAAAGGAGAAACATGAAAATTGAGAATTTGGAACGTGCCAGTCGGATCAATGACGAACTGGCGAAACTGAAGCTGGCTAAGGAAACATTGAATAACGGAGGCTATGTCCGTATCTACAGCAGCGCCCGGTCAAGTGCCGGATGCGTGGAACTGGATATAGCGAACTTCAATGGCGAGGTGAGCACGTGTATTGATAACCATATCGCTGAACTTGAATCTGAAATAGAAACGCTATGAAAGAATTATGGCAATTAATCAAGATGCTGTTCTCAAGCAAGCCGGGTGATTTTGATACTCCTGAGCTGCTTCCCATGAAGCATTATCCTTTCAAGAGATACCGTTTCATGATGTGGTGCGGACGGATGATATACCGTGCCGAGAACAAGGAGAACATAGATAGGTATATGCAGACCTATGCGGGTAAGGAAAGCCTGACACACGAAACCATACACCTGCGTCAGGCACAGGTTATCGGCTCATGGGTAAAATACTACTGGCGGTATTTTGTCGAGTGGGTTAAGGGAAACCCTATCTGCCATCCTGCGAGTTCAGCGTATTATACCATTCCGTATGAAATGGAGGCGTATGCCAACGAAGGCAATCCGGATTATCCCGTGAACTATAACGGGAACAACCTTTCCCGGTACAAGATAAAAGGTGGCAGGAAGAAGCTGTACAAATCGGTTGGCGGCACTTCTAAAGCGTGGAAAACTTATATAAGAACTTTATAAAATTGAATATTATGAGTAATTTGAATTTTGAAAATATAGTTGGCTTCAAGGCTGTAGATAAAGACGGTAACGAGCAGAATGTGACAGTAGATGAAATGGTGGACATGGTTTCCACAAGAATGGTTATGGCTTTGTCAGAAACTTCAACATTTGCTGCCGCTGCGGCAACAGGAAATGACGTGTATGAGAATGAACTTCCGACAGTGACGGATGCTGCAAATGTAAGAGTTTTACAAAGTAGCGGAGATGCGGCAAAAATGACGATGCAGTCGCTTGCATCAAAACTGGAAGAACTGTTAGAGATAAATAAGATTATCAATGGTTTTACTAGTGAATCATTTTCGTTACATAAAGGTGAATCAAAAAGAATAAAAGCAAATGGCATATTGGTGATATGTAGTCAATATTATAATTTATATCCATCAATAGCTGTAATATCTCCAGCAACTAAAAATATAGAATATATTGGAGGGTATAAAGAATATGTTGATGGAACATTATTTACTTTCACTTTTGAAAATGACTATACTACTATTATGACTTCCAAAATTGAAGGAGTTGAAGGAAGCAGGGTTCCTTTTTTAATTGCTTATCAAAATTTATTGCCTTAAGAAGATTAGCAAAATCCTTCTGGGAGAACTTTTGCCACTTTCGACAAATACTAATAAGGGATTAACAAGGAGAACAGCATATTTTGATTTAATTCAAGGCAAATTATACAAGATAGCATATAAAGAGGAACTACATGTATATAAGCCTGTAATATGCTTACTATATGTGCTAAGAAGTGGAATATCGTCTTGCTATGTAGCTTCATTAAGTGGGTATCGTAATGGAGTTTCCCATTTTAAATTGATATGTGGAAATGATATCCAATTTAAGCTGTATCAAAAGTTGAATAGCGCTAATTATTTTGACTTCATGCTGGAATGCCCTGATAATTCAGTTGGCATTATGGAGATAAAAGCCATGATTGATTTAACGGTTATTGAAACGACAGAACCATTAAGTGATTGGCAACAAATAGCAACAAAATAATAGCATAAGTTGAGACTGGGAGAACTTATCGGCACAGTAACAGCCAATAAGGATGGATTAATGTCTAAAAATGGTTTCCTTGAAAGAAGCAAGGGCAATACATTAGACTTTAATGATTATACGATTTCAGGTGTGTGGGTATTTTCTGATACGGGCTTTATTAATGGACCATCAGTGTATAGAGGGGGGATTTTATTAGTTTTTAAAACAGCTAATGGGAATATATTGCAAATCTGTTGCGATTATACTAATTCTATTTTTATACGTATTCATTGGGGAGAATGGAAATCTTGGGCACGAATCACAACAGTGGTGATATAATTTCCCCACTTCTGGGAGGACTAATGAACAGTTTGAAGCTGTTCCCGTTTATGCCCAAAGGTATATTAAGTACAGACGAAGAGGTAAATAGTGCAACTGCAAGCGGAATGTATCATGTATTCGGACGAGACGGAATTAGTGTTGTTTCAAATTATTCCATAATGATAGTTTTTAACGATGGACAAGGATATGTCATTCAAATGACATTCCGTCTAGGTGAGGATGTTGTTGGTTTCCGCCGTAATTATAATGGGGAATGGGGAGATTTTAGGACTTTTGTATTGGCTTCTTAGAAACATGGATTACCTTTGCACCGCACATGGCGTTGTGCATATCAGGATCGGGTGGCACCGGCTTGTACCGGACCACCCGTTTTTTAATCATGTCAAAGATACGGTTTGCCAATTACCCCAACTGTTACTAAACCATTTCACTCGATATTTATAAATATCTCCGCTATAATTATATAGATTCTGAATACAACAGATATTAGGTTTGCCGATTACAACTAATACACGATTACGGACATATTCTAATTTTGAATTTTGTGATAGTAAGTATATTCCGCTATATTGCATAGAATCTAATTCGTCTTGAGATTCTATTTCTTTCTGATCTCTGAACCTTAACCACGTATCATTTATTCCAATCAGTCCTCCCAGCTCTGATTTTAAAGCGAATTTATGTAAAAGAAATGCTTCTCCACGCTGACTTTGCAAAATTATTAATACTACCTTTTCTAGTGGATATTTCTGCACTGTCTATGTTTGGATAGAACACTTGTGTTATGTGAGCACTATCATTAAAAACAACAAGTGTTCCCCAATAATTGTTAGGTCCATCAATCATGTTATTTTGTATTTTATAAAAGCCAGCTTCGATCATATCATTATAACTTCTATTTTCTACTATCCCTTTGTACATGAAAGGATACAGCTTCAAACTAGTGAGCAGTTCTCCCAGCTCTTTGTTTAGATAAAATCCATGTTAAAAAGAGAGTACACGAATCGTAACTATAAGGTCATAATTTATAGCAGTTATCATAATCTGATTATCCTTTAGTGATATAGATATAATTTTATCAGCACTAGAGAATATCTTCGTAACAATGCCGGTAGAATCAACATAAATCATCATTTCTCCGTCATTATGGCTGACATATACGAATTCATTGGTAGGAGCACCTATACTAAATGATACTCCTAGCCGTATTGTTTCATAATATTCAGTTCGTTTTATTCCATTTGTTGGCAGAAGTCCTCCCAGGAGCATTTTTTGTGGTTTATTTTGTAAATACAGAAGATTATTTTAACTTTAAAAACAAAAAGTTGAATATGTTAGAGAAGATCAGATACCGTTTGGTTTATAACCGACAAAACAAGTTAAATCGACAAGGGACAGCCCTAGTCCAAATAGAAGCCTATTTGAATCAGAGAAAGGTATATTTTAAAACAAACATCTATCTCAAGCCGGAGTGTTGGAGTAAGGATGGCGCTCAAGTAATTAACCATCCGCAATCGAATGAGCTTAACGCAATGCTATACGAGAAGATACTGGAGTTGCAGGCTATAGAACTTAGCTACTGGAAAAGAGGGCTTGAATCAAACCTTTCCACGTTAAAGGAGGCTGTAAAAAAGGGAATTAAACCAGTTGTGTCGTTTTTAAAATTTGCAATACAAGCGATAGAGAATTCTGATAGAAAACCGGGAACCAAGGATAACATGCTGGGCACGGTAGCCACTTTGAAGGAATTTCGGAACGTGATAGAGTTTACCGATATAAACTATACGTTTCTAAAGGAGTTTGACGCATTTCTGCGCAACAAAGGATTGAAGGTAAACACGGTAGGAAAACACATGAGAATACTGCGTACCTTGGTTAACGAAGCAATAAACGAAGGTTATATATTACAGGAGGCATACCCTTTCCGTAAGTTCAAGATCAAGAAAGAGAAGAAGGAACATAACTTCTTGATGCCCGCAGACTTGGAGAAGCTGGAGAATCTTGAACTGCCGGACAGGAAGAACAACAGCCGGCACATACTGGACGCATTTCTCTTCTGCTGCTATTGCGGATTGAGATTCTCTGATTTCAAGCAATTGACTTATAAAAATCTCGTAACAGTTGATGGAAAGGAATGGCTAGTTATGAATAGCATCAAAACAGGCGTAAAACTCAATATTCCGCTATATCTGCTATTTAACGGGAAGGCTCTGGGTATAATGCGGAAATACGACAGTATCGAACAACTGGCTGCATTAGGTTGCAATTCGGACACTAACAGGACGTTGCAGAAATTGGGAAGGATGGCGCGTATTAACAAGAAGTTCACCTACCATACAAGTCGTCACACTTGTGCTACTCTGTTGGTACATCAAGGCGTTCCGATAACCACCGTCCAAAAACTCTTGGGGCATACATCGGTCAAGACAACAGAGATATATTCGGAAGTGTTTGATGAAACAATCATCAAGGATCTGACAAGGGCTAACCAGAAGTATTCTAAACGTAGAAATGTAAAACAAAATCAAATAAAATCTCAAAAATCCCCGGAAAAATACATCAGGCAGTAGAAATCTATAAAAGCTATCTGTTTTATACTTGTTTTTCCGATCCCATTCATAAAATTCGTTTCCTGTCAATAAAAATACAAACTCGCCAGTCTTGCCGTTCTATTAATTCTCTTCATTCATCTTGCAAGTAAAAAATATTGCATTAATGGCAATTTTTTAAGAAGATTGGTTTTTGTTTCAACATTGGCTTCTTATAACTAATTAATATTGTTTTCTTTTTGTATTTCGTTTTAGAATTGATATCTTTGCTATTGTCTTCTCGAGAGAATGGGATAGAGAGTAGGGCGTGGATTGAACGGCTGCTGTGCTTTTCGCTGGCGGTCGTTCTTTTTTTTGTGTTTAAATGTTAAATATTACACAATCCAAGAAAATATATTGTGATTTGTTTTGCTGTTATATCACAATGTAGTATATTTGCATTGTGATAATAAAACAACAAGTAATAACAAACAAAACATACAATTATGAAAAGTTACACATATCAAGAAATAGTAGAGAGATTTGGAAAAGAAATAGCAGACAAGGCAATATCAACTGGTGCAGAGCCTACAAGCTGTGTCGTTGATCCGCTACATGAAGGTCTAAGTCAGTGGGCTGAATCCCCTATTGAGATTGATGGCTATAGGATACGCGCATATTACTACTTGACAGAAGAGGATGAACAGAATTTAGATTTTTTTGATTGGGAAGAGAAGGCAGAATTTGAGGTTGAAGAAATTTTTTGGTAATAAATATAAAGCTGGTGACAACAGATTAATTCAGTATCAAGATTATGAAAACTTTCAATTCATTAGATGCAGATTTTCGCAGAGCATTCAAACAGGCAGCAAAGCAAGGTATAGTTAAATTCACGGTTGAAGGAATTAAAGACGATCCCGATTCGATTTATCCGATGTTTGAAGTATCGAACAATCACGTTACTTACTATTCCGTGCAGAGACAAGAGAGTGTTTGTATAACTGACATGAAGATAAAGGCTGTTATCTACTAATTAGCATAAATGGTAAACAATTATGACACGTAAAGATATTGATAACGAATTAGGATGGTGGGGTGACTCAATTAGAGAGACTCCCAATAGATATGCGTATATTAGGCAACATTGTTCTAATGATGTTTGCGATTTAAAGCCTATAACTTATGAGGTCTTGTGGTCTTTGTTACTTCATTCTGAAATGAATGACCTTTATTTCTATAATGAAAATCATGCGATAGACGAAACGTGTGTGTTTTATGAATTTTACAATGACCTTGGGTTTGAACTTCCAGAGGATAGAGATTTGGATATGAGTGACTATCCCCATGTTTGCATAGAGTTGAGCGATGAGAATGGATATGAGGGAGATGTTGATATTTTCATGCTGGAAGAATGGCCCGTTTCCGAAGATATGACGGATGAAGATAAAGAGCGTTTTGATACGATACGAAAAAAATCTCCTATCACATTGGGGGATTTTGATCCACATGATTTACATACACTTTTCGACACAGTAGTAAGGAAATAAAAAAACAGAGGCGGATTTCTCCGCCTCTTCACTATACAGTGGCTGTATAGAAATACTAATTTGTGAGCAAATCACAATGACATTTCTAATGTCGTTTCAATCCACGCACCGAAGTGCGACTAACATCGTTGATGTTCGATGCAAAGGTGCAACTTTTTGAAATAACGAGCAACAAATTATTAATGTTATAAAACATATTAATTATGGCAAGAAGACGATCTATTACCCTAGATCAAGAGTCTAGGGTATTGTCCCTATATAAGGACGGGATGGCTATCAAGGAAATAATGAAGGATACGGAAATAAAGTCTGAGCAAACGATATATAGGATATTGGACAGCAATGGTGTGCCAAGACGTCCCAAGGTTAGAGGCGTAAGAAAAATATTTGTCACGATAGAAGAGGACGTTGCAGCTATCTTGAATAAGGAGCAATCGGTATCATTATATGTCAATGAGGCTATAAGATTTTATCACGGTAGCCGGCATTAATTGCCGGTTATTTTTTGTAATAAGGAAAACAATATTTATCTTTGTGGAAGCGTGTGAAGATGCACGCCACATTGATTATGACGAAAGGACATACTACATATTTGATAAAGCCAAGAGCTTGTTGCGGATTAGTTTCCGTAGCAGGCTCTTTTTTGTTTTGTATGACCAAATAAAGAAGACATGCCTCTGTAATAAGAAGTATTGTCAATTCTTAATACAGATGATGAATTACTAAACGCATTTTTGCGTTTAGCTTTTGTATCAACGACTTACGAAGATTCAACAGGCAAAAGTAATTAAAAACGTTGATAATTAATGTGATGCAAAAGTGCAGGACATGTTTATTAAATATATAATAAGAAGTAATATGCTAGTTGTAGAAAAAGTTTCGTCTGCTCTTGAAATGAGTGGAATTATGGTTTACGAACACCCACTATTTGGCAAAGTTCGTATGTATGTTGAAAATGGTAAAAGTTGGTTTTGCGGAATGGATATTGCCACTTCTCTACAGTATTCAAATCCATCAAAAGCAATTATAGATCACTGTAAACCAGCCTCCATAACGATTCGGGAAGTAGGGGTGCAAACTGGATTAAAAGCAGATGGCACGCCAGCTATACAAATGAAATCAATGAAGTTTATCAGCGAAGGCAACATCTATCGCTTGATAACCAAAAGTCAGATGCCGAAAGCTGACGAGTTTGAGAGTTGGATATTTGATGAGATTGTTCCTTCGGTGGTAAATACAGGTAGTTACTCGCTTCACTCTCAGTATAACGTCCCTCAATCTTTTGGAGAGGCCCTTATGCTAGCTGCCCAACAGCAAATGAAGATTGAGGAGCAACAGAAACAAATAGAACAGAAGACCGAGCAACTTGATGAATCCAAAGAATGGTACAGTATCAAGCGTTGGGCAAAGGAGCATAATATGAACTGGCGTTCCATCAACTGGCGAAGAATGAAAGCATTATCTTATGGATTGGGCTACGAGATCAAGAAGATATTTGATGCCAACTATGGACAGGTGAATATCTATCATATTAATGTGTTCAAAACTTACTTTAAATGAAAGACGTAATTTACAATTTTATCAACGAGCACATGATGATACATATTGTGCTTATAGCCTTGTGTATTGCGGCTACAATGGGGGCTATGTTAGTAGACCTTATCACGGGAGTAATGAAAGCCAAGCAACGGGGAGAGGCAAGAACATCCACTGGGTATAAGAAAACAGCCGTCAAAGCGAAGAAGTATTTCACCCCGTTCATAGAATTGTGCTTCATAGACCTGTTATGTTGTGTGGTTATCCCCTTCCCTGTTTTTTCAATGATTTGGACGGGTTACTGCATCTTCTGTGAGTTTAAATCAGTTCGTGAAAAATCGTGGGAAAAAGCGGAGTTGCGCAAGGCAGAGAAGACAATGAGTGTGATTATCGAGAATAAGGATGATATTGCCAAGATCATGGCTCAGATACTATTTGACAACGAAAATAAAAAGGAGGATAAGAAATGAAATATTTTACAATTGCGGAACTCTGCAAGTCAACGACTGCTGACCGCTTGGGTATTAACAACAGATGCAGGCAGGAGCATGTGATTGCTCTGACTGCCTTGGTGGATAACGTACTGGACCCGTTACGCACATGGTGGGGAAAGCCTATAACAGTAAACAGTGGTTATCGCTGTCCGGAACTTAATGCGGCCGTCAAGGGAAGCAAGACCTCGCAGCACATGAAGGGGGAAGCTGCTGATATTGATACTGGCGACCGTCAGCAAAACAAGTTATTGTTTGAATATATCCGAAAGAACCTGCCCTATGATCAATTGATTTGGGAACATGGTGGAGATTGGATTCACGTATCTTATAACAAAAGTAATTTAAGGAAACAAGTATTAAGCCTATAATTATGGAAGAGAAAACTCAAAGAAGCGAAATACCTAATCATGTAGGATACTATGCAGATATGCAGGGTAACATTTATAACAGTAAAGGTAGTAAGCTTATTCCTCAAACACAAGGAAACTACGTTGGAGTTGATTTGCCAATAGGAAATGGTAAATTTAAAAGGTTTGGAGTGCATAGACTTATAGCTATCACATTTATTCCCAACCCCGAAAATAAACCTCAGGTAAATCATAAAGATGGTGACAAGCATAATAATTCTGTAACCAATCTTGAATGGGTTACAAGAAGTGAAAATCAAAAACATCGTTTTTGTGAATTACATCATTCTCATTTTGGAGAAAAAAACACCCAAGCGAAACTGACCGAAGCTAAAGTTCGTGATATTGTCAAATTCAAGCATTTAGGGTTAGGACTTGGTTATTTGTCTGATATGTTTTCAGTATCTAAGCAAACTATATGTGACATAATGGCGGGTCGTTCCTGGTCACATGTTACTGGAATACCGCCAAAACGCAACATTAAAAGGATGAAGGAATTAGATTTGCTGAACGAGTCTAACTTTGCATGGGTGCACGTCAGTTATCGGTCTGACGGTGCCAATAGAAAACAAGTGTTAAGTTTATGAGACAAAGGATCTATATATGGATTGCGATAGCGATAGTATTGCTATTGATACTTATTTAAATACAATAATATGAAATGGCTTCCTTATATATTAATAATTGTGCTCGCTTTCGGTTTAGGATGGTTTGTAAAGCCATCCCCCGAAGCAGTTATAGAGGCAAGAACGGATACGGTGTTCAGTACAAGTATCATTATAAAGAGAGATACGGTAAAGTATTATCTTCCTTCCCCTGTACTGTGCTGGCATGATGGTGATACAATCCATGTAGGAGACACAATTCTTCCTGTCGAGCAGAAGATATACAGAGATAGTGATTACATCGCTTATGTGAGTGGTTACAGACCTAACCTAGATAGTATCTATGTTTGCCCTAAAACACTGACAGTAACAAATGATATCTATCACACGGTTAAGATAAAACCTAGAAGATGGGGTCTGGGAATAACAGCCGGTTATGGATTTGGTAAAGATGGTTTTTCTCCTGCGGTTGTCGCAGGAATAAGTTATAGAATATGGTAATCAACAGAAAGGAGGTGCAAGATGAAATAGCAACATCAAGTATCATCCGCCACAGGTAGAAGTGTGGCATATAATAGAAAAACTCATTTAATAAAAGTAATTCTTTCAGGGGCTTAGAATCAAAAAAAAGCCCCCAACGCTCATATTAATATTGCCACATAAAAACATGATAAAAGCATAAGACACTGCACGTTGGAGGCTAAAATATCTTCAACAAAATGTCTTATGCTTTGTTCGTCAATATCTTGTTTTATGTGGCATGGCAAAGATAAGAATAAAAATTAGAAAAAAACATGTGCAAGTCAGAAATCTTTGCCAAAATAATTAATATTGTTTCAAAAGAAACAGAAGTGTCTGTTGACCAAATATTATCGTCTGATAAGAATATGGAGACAGTGGATGCCCGGTATCTTCTTGTATCTCTTCTTTTCGAAAGTGGCATGTACCCTTCACAGATAGCCGCTCATATTCACAAAACCAAACGTGCAGTCAACTACATGATATCTAATTTCCATGAGAGGATAGAGAGTGGGAAAATGATGAGAATATATTGGGATAATATAAAGAATTTGTTGGGAAACAACTGATTTTCCATGAGTTATGATATGTATACTTTTGCATACGGTCAATTTTGACCGGGATACAAAATACAAATACTTATGGAAAGAACTTATGTTTTTAATTCAGACGGAGGCAATGGAGGTTCAGGCGGTAGCAAGCTTGACATTACCGCCATGCTTCCCGGAATGTTTGGGAACAAGGGGATAGACCCTAACCTGCTTGCCTTGATGAATAACGGCAACGGCTTTGGAGGACAGGACGGATGGTGGAGCATTATCTGGCTTGTTGTGATAGCAAGTATCTTTGGATGGAACGGCAATGGTGGCGGTTTGTTCGGTGGACGTGGAGGAAACGGAGCTAACGGACTTCCGGCAGAATTGGCAGGAAACGCAGGACGCGAATTGTTGATGCAAGCTATTCAGGGTAACGGTAATGCTATCTCTCAATTGGCTTCTTCATTCAACTGCTCTACCCAACAGGTTCAGACAGCATTGTGCAATGTTCAGAATAGCATTACACAAGTAGGTAATCAGGTGGGATTGTCAACCAACCAGATTATTAATGCTATGCAGTCAGGCAACCAGTCTATCCTTACTCAACTTGCCGATTGTTGCTGCAAAACGCAAACAGCTATTGAAAGACAAGGCTATGAAGGACGTTTGCAGAATTGCGAATCAATGAATGCCCTTACCAATACAATGAACAACAATGCATTGTCATTGCGTGACGGTGCTACTGCCAACACGAATGCTATCCTTGCTAAACTTGATGCAATTCAAAATCAGGCATTGCAGGACAAGATCGCATCTCTTACTGCGGAAAAGGCTACTTTAACAGCCGAAATATCCCAGCGTAATCAGAACGCCACTATCCTGAGTGCAGTAGGACAACAGATTGCTCCTTTGGCAGCCGGATTGCAGGCATTACAAGGAGACGTAGATAAAATCAAATGCAAGCTCCCCAATACTGTGAGTGTTCAATACCCCAATTTAACCGCTATTAATACAGATTGTTTCCGTGCAGCCGCCTACGGTGCATATATGGGTGACGCTGTATACGGACGTAGTGGATGTGGTTGCAACAACTACTGGGGTTAATCCGGTAAGAAAGGAGGTAGATATGTGGCCTAACTTTTTTACAGGATTCCCATTCCCATCAATCGGAAGAACAAATTTCAACACTCTTCCTACGGTGGCTGTAACAGTCGGTACTGAGAATGTGACTTTGGAACTTCCTAACCACGCATTCCGTAACAGGGATTATGTTGGAGGATTCTATATCAGCCTCCGTCAGGCTATACCTGCCGGCACGACTGCTACACTTCCGATATTGATAGGAACTAATGGGGACACAAGACCGTTGATGGCTTATAACAATGAGCCTGTGACTGTTGCAAACTTGGCTGGAACCGGCATCTATGAGATCCATTATAACAAGTACACCAACGAATTGTATCTTGTTAATGGTGGATATAGACCGACAACGGCTTCGGCTCCTACAGTAGAAACCGCTTCTTTACGGAGCAAGTAATAATTAACATGGAGTTTTGTGGTGGTTCCCAAAATGGGAATAACCACACTCCTTAAAATTAAACAATCATGTTTCAGAACTTACGAGTAAACAGTACATTATATCTTCTTCATAGAGGTGCAAATCCAAGTTTGGAATGTGGGCAGGTCGTTAATGTAAGCCCCATAAAAACCATATATAAGACTGTTCCCAACATGCCTTATCCACAGCCGGTACAGGTTATTGATTTTGTCGTGAATATAAACGGACAGAATGTCAATTTGCAAGAGATACCGGCTAATGCCAATATTGCCGATGATATTAAGACAGGGATGCTGATTACAGGGTCAAGAGACGAAATGAATACTGAGGTCCTTACCATGAAGCAGAAAAGTGAGGATGTTCTAAAAAGTGTGGAATATCATCAGAACTTTCTTAGGGTATGTGACCAGATGCTTGCCATGCTGAACCCTGAATTTGCAGCCAAGCAACAGCAGGAGCAGGAAATATCCGCATTGAAAGGGCAAATGTCCAATATGGATAAGAACATGCAAGAAATGAGCAAAAATATGGCTGACCTCATTGCACAGAATCAGAAGTTAATGGAACAGCTCGGAGTGGTTGAAGCATCTAAAAACAAGAAATGATTATGGGAATGTGGGAAATATTAGAAGAAGGGCGTGACGATTACGGACGCGGCTTCGGTATGAGAGGTGACGAAGTGGAGGAAGCCTACAAGGAAGGCTGCCGCAAAGGTTACGAAAAAGCTATGAGAGAGATGCGCGGAGAAATGGGTTTCCGTGATGGCGGAAGAAGTTATTCAGGTGGTGGAAGCTCATCCGGCATGGATGAACGCAGATACCCCGGATACTTTCCTGAATATCCGCGTATGGATGACATGGGCGAACGCAGACGCAGACGCGCTAACGGTGAGTTTTATTAATGGTGGAGGGGTGGGATGCCCCTCTTTTTAAATAAAGGTTATGGAACAGAGATTGGATACATACAGCAGATTTCCATCGGGCATGAGGGAATATCTGGAAGCATACGGCTTTCATTTCAGCAAGAAACTTTATGAATGGGCCGTTTCAAAAATGAAGGTGAAAGACGAAGCCACGGGCAAAGAGAAAAAGCTGGAGCCGTGGAGCAAAGATGAAGTGGACGATATGCTGAAAGCGAACGGAATTACCATCGAGCACGACAAGGGTTATGACGTTGCTTATGTTGCAAACATGCTGAAAGCGGATTTCTATAAAAAATCATTGGTTGACGAGGCACACTTGTGCAAGCATATAAAATGCTACCTTGATGATATTGATGGCGATCCTTGCAGGGCGTTTGACGAGTTCTTTGCCACCTGTATAGGTAAAGGGATTCCTGTAATCTGGTCGGATGTGATATGATTGTTCAGGAGTTCTACATACCGAAATATGGAGACTGGCACGTCAAAGTGTATTATGCGGTACACACCTATTGGGCGGATCGGATTATTATGGACCTGTACCGTATAGGATGCAGGGGGGATTCCCTCAAGCGTGCGTATCGCAATCTGACCGAAGGCAGAATGAATACCGGTCTAACCTATTCGGACTACAGGAGAAGAGAAACAGTAATGGTTATCTCACTAACCTCTACTCCCGAAGAATTTCAAAATTCGTGGGATCACGAAAAAGGTCATTTGTGCCGGCATATCTCCAAGGCTTTCGGGATTGATCCTTATGGAGAGGAAGCGCAATATCTCAGTGGATATGTCGGTCAAAAGATGTTTCCTGTAGCCAAAAAGTTCTTATGTGAACATTGCAGAAAGGGAATGGAAAAATAATAATCGAACAGAAGCGTTCTTTGACTTGTTGGAATTACCGTTTTTACAAAATAGTCGTGAAATTATATACATAAATCCAATAAAATTATATATCTTAATTATATGATATTATTGGAATAACAAATACTTTATTCTATCTTTGAGCCGAATTTTAAATTATAGATGGAAATGGAACAAGAAAACAACAATGCGATTCTTTCTTTTGAAGACTTTAAAAACCAAAACGGCATCGTTTATTGGTGGGCCTCAGAAGTAATGGTTATGCTTGGATATAATGATATGAAAGCATTTTGTAAAGTTCTTGACCGCGCGACAAAGGCTTTTGTTTCGCTCAACATTCCTCATTATGAAAATATAATAGCTGTGAAACGCAATAATAATGGTGTTGAGTTCCAAGACTTCAAACTTACACGTTTTGCGTGTTATCTTGCTGCTATGAATGGCGATCCAAAGAAGCCAGAAGTAGCATTGGCGCAAGCTTATTTCGCACAGCAAACACGAAAATTTGAATTATACATTGAAAACAATCAGGAAATAGACCGCGTGCTAATACGTGAAGAACTTGCAGATGGAAACAAATCTCTCGCTTCAACAGCAAAAGCCGCAAATGTTACTGATTATGCAAAGTTTCAAAATGCAGGTTATCTGGGTATGTATAATATGGAATCGTGGAAGCTTGAAAAGAAACGTGGCGTTAAAAAAGGAAAGCTATTTGACAGAATGAGCCGTACCGAACTTGCTGCCAATCTATTCCGTGTTACCCAAACCGAAGAGCTTATAAAGAGTAAACAAATATCTGGACAAGCTAATTTAGAACAAACACACTATACTGTTGGAAGACAAGTCCGAAATATAGTAGAACAAAATACTGGGCGCAAACCTGAACAGTTGCCACAAGAAAAAGAATTGCCTATAATTAAAAAAGCTCTTAAAATGACAGCAAAGGAAATGAAAAAGATTGATAAATAATTTTTTCGAATTGTAGTTTTGTTCTGCAATCTAAAGGTGCAAAAAAAGATACCCCCCATACATCTACACTAGTGAGCTACGGTCAACGTAGCCTTTCAATGTATCAAGGGCTATCTTCATGGCGCAAAGATAAAATTAAATATTCAAAAACGCAAAATAAAGTAACTATTTAGCATTAAGCGGTAATCCCCAACGGTTTTACCGCTTTTTTATGTTAACAGAATATGAAAGAAGATAAGTTGAACATATTGCTTGAACATGCTGATGATGTGCCTCACTGGTATTTCTGTCGTTTACTTGCTGTGATGCGATGGAACGTATAGAGAGGTGGATATACAGGCTGATACCCTTTGTCGTGTTGGCAAGGGTGATATCGTTGTGCTCAAATTTTCATTAGCATTATGTCAGCTTTCATTTCAATATATTCTTTGTATTTGCTTGGATTGTTTATATAATCTGCAACTCTGTTTATTGCTATTTCTGCCTGTTTGAACCTAGTCTTTGTATAGTATCTTACTACTCCCCTTCCGTTGTCAGAATGTGCCAGACAATAATCTATTATGCTGTCAGGTATTCCAAGATCGAAGGCGTATTGTGCAAATGATTTTCTTGCAGAATAAAATACTACTTTTTCTTTAATCCCTAAATTATCTGCTAATGTAGATAAAGATCTGCATACATACCTTGAAAAATTATGATAAGAGAATTTATAACCAAAATCAAGTTTGTTTGTTCTTCTGTTTATCCATTGATTTATAATTTCTTTAGCTGGTTCTATTATAGGAAGAACACAGGTTTGCTTTGTTTCTGTTTTAAATCTTGTTTTCATTCTTATAAAACTTACTTTGTCCCCGTCGAATCTGGCATTCATTATATCAATTAAATTCATTCCTCCTAAATAAAATGACAACATAAAAAGATCTCTTGCTACAATGTATTTTTTTTCTTTGGGATTGCTACATCTTATTGTGTTAAAGCTTTTCAAAGAAATATCCAGTTCTCTCGGTGGTGATTTGGGGATTTTTTTCTTGATAAAGGGATGTATGTCATATCTTACTTCTCCTGAGTTGATACTTCTGTTTATAACGGCTTTTGATTGTGATAGCATCATTCCTATTGATGTATTTCCTATTTTCTTCGTTTCTTTGAGAAATCTTGAAAATCCTTCTATTAGATTAGGGGTTATATCTGACATTAATATTTCCCCTTTGGTAAATTCTGTAAAGTATCTACAGTTTCTTTCTATTAATATGGCATAACTGTTTCTTCCTTCCTCTTTCAGATTTTTTATAAGAACATTACAGGCCTGTTGGTATGTTACATAGCCATTTTCTTTGAAGTCAGTTCCAGATTCAAGCATATTCTTTATTTGTCTGCAAGAATATAGGGACTGGTTTTTTATATTATCCAATCTTTCTTGCAGTTCATTCATCATGCTTCTTAATTTGGTATTTATGATGGATGCATCTGGTCTTTTTACTACTTGTCCGTTTTTGAACTGGGAAATGTTGTCAATGATAAAGTGTGTTACAATATAGCAAGTTTCCTGTTTATGGCAGACTGCTACCCTTATTTTATGTCTGCCATCCTTTAAAGCTTTTGCCTTGAAAATTGTTAATTTGATAGTTGCCATAATAGATTAAAATTTGAAGGATAAGTTTTGGATAAGTTATTTTGTCCACCACTGGACAAAAATCCTTTTTTTTTAATCTATAAATCGAATAGTTATTTAGTAAAATCATTAATATAATATCCTAAGTATAAGATAATTAGTATGGTTTTACCTTTGAGCCGAAACCGGGACTCGAACCCGGGACCTATTCATTACGAATGAATTGCTCTACCAACTGAGCCATTTCGGCAACTGTTTTTTCTGCAATATCGGGTGCTTTTCTGAAAAAGCGTTGCAAATATATATCTTTCTTTCGAAATAAAGAAACTAAAAGCGGATAATTTTTCAGTTATCCGATTTTGTTATGTCAATTGATGCCGGATTTATTGGTAGGCTTCTTCATGTATCCCTTTCATGGCCCATCCGCTTGGTTCGTTTATGTTCTTGAAAGCGGTATCCCACGTAAGAGCTTCAACGGTAGAATTGTTTTCTTTTATGTAAAGATTATAACATCAAGGCGTAAAAACTATTTTACACTAATTGCTCTCCTCATCAAACACCCGTGATATACTGAAATTTACCCACTCCATACCCAAACAATTCAATATCCGTCAAAGTTTGATGGTCTTTACCTTACCCGGAATGATGGTCAGATGCACCGTTCCATCCTTTT